TTAATGCAACTCCAGGGCTAAAGCTACGTGCACAGTGGTCATCTGTTACTCTACTAAAGCGTGGAGCTAACAACTGGCTAGTCTTTGGTGACACATCAGCTTAATAACTAAAATTACGACAGGAGATAATTAGTATGGCAATTGGAAAAAATCTGGGTGCAAACTCACAGAGCTCTAACGACTTTTTGGAGCCACTGGCACCTACGGGGGTATCAGGAACAAACGTAGGCACAAACCGTGCGTACAATGACGGAGCTGTATCAGTTTCATTCTCTTTGCCAGCTAATTCTCCTGCAGCAACATCATATACAGTAACTTCTTCTGGCGGGCAGACAGCTTCTGGATCATCTTCACCAATTATTGTTACTGGACTAGCTTCTGGAAGCTCTCAGTCATTCTCAGTAGTGGCTTCAAATAGCGTAGGAGATAGCCCATCATCCGCAGGATCACTGAATGTAACAATAACAACTGTACCAGCAACACCAGCTGCACCATCAGTTTCATCTCCAGCACCATCAGCTTCTGCAAACGTGGCTGGTACAGAAACAGACACAGTATCCTGGACCGCTCCAGCTACTGGAGGATCATCTATCACTCAGTATACTTGGACATCTTCTGACGGAAAGACTGGTACTACAACAGATACATCGGTTGTTGTAAACCAAGAAGGTGGAACATCTCAGACATACCAGGTAAGAGCAGAAAACGCAAATGGAGTCGGTCTATACTCAAACGATTCATCAAGCATAACAACCTTTAGCTTTACACCGTTTAGCTTTGTTCCGTTTGGTGCATTTGGCTTTGTTCCATTTAGCTTTGTTCCATTTAGCTTTACACCATTCAGCTTTGTTCCATTTGGTGCATTTGGATTTACGCCATTTAACTTCTCCCCATTTAGCTTTACACCATTCAACTTCTCACCAACTGGACGCTCCCAGTAGTTTAAAAGATAGTTGTATGCTATAATATTTATATTATAGAATGGAGATGCTTTGCAAAGTGCAAGCCAATCAACGCAGCCTCACAGGTTCTTTGAGTACACGCTAGAAAATGACCTAGAGCTATTAGCTAAAGAGTTAACAGAGAGATACAACCAGATTCAGTCTGCAGAAATTTGGGGTGTAACTCCAGTAGGAGACTCAGACATTTGGAAAGAATCCAACAGCGTATCTACTATGAAATGGCAACAGTACAATGTCTTTCAGTTTCATATCCCAGGAATTCGTAAACTTTATAATGCAGTCTCTGTCATGGTCAGAGAGGCATGCGAATATTACGACGTAGACTTTGATGCACAAGATTTTATGTTGCAAGGGTGGTTTAACATAAACTATGCAAAGACTGGCAAGCTAGACTGGCATGATCACGCACCTACGGGGGCACCATTCTTTCACGGGTATTACGCAGTTAACGCTGAGCCATCACAAACACACTACTACACTTTTGGTGAACATAAGATTAATGAAAACAAAAACAATAAAGCAATTCTCTCTGAAATGGGACACGTTCATGCTCAGGGTGACTGGGACTGGGATGGTCCTAGAATTACTGTTGCTTATGACATTGTTCCATTCAAGACAATCCAAGACGAAGCACCAGACCAAGAGCAGCATTGGGTACCACTTAGATGAAAAGATTGCTATGCTGGGCAAGGTCACATAAAGTAACAGTAAGCCAGTGTCCAGTAACTGGAATAAAAGCTTATTCTTGTAATGTGTGCGGACCTCTCCAAAAGCACGAAAACAACAAAATGTCCTTCAACTAATGGTATAATAGTTTAGATATCTATTAGGAGAACTAAACTTGACAGTTCAAAGAATTACCCTTAGGCGTGGTACCGCAGCACAGTGGATCTCTGCAAACCCAATCCTTGAGTTTGGAGAACTCGGTGTAGAAGTTAGACCAGATGGAGCAACTGGCTTTAAGATGGGCGATAGCTCAACTGCATGGAATGATCTACCATATTTTGAAAGTGGTAGTTTTGCAGACTACCTCCTATCAAGCTCTGTGGGGGCCAACAACGGAGTTTCAGGACTAGATGCTAGTGGTCAGGTGCCCCTAACTCAGCTAGCTAATGCTACATCATATACAAATACTTCTTTATCATCACATAATTCCGATACAACTGGTGTCCATGGAATACCAGATACTTCACTTCTTGCAACTATCGAATACGTTGACAATGTTGCCACGGGAATTGTAACAAAACCAGCAGTCGAAGCAGCTACAACAGCAGCTCTTAATACTACTTACACTAATGGTACCTTAGGAGTAGGAGCTCTCTTAACCTCTAATTCTAATGGCACTTGGCCAGGTGTTGATGATGTCACCACTGGCTGGGATCTACTAGACGGAATTCTCGTAAAAGATCAGTCTGACCCCGCAGAAAATGGAAGATACGTAATTCACGACCTCGGCTCAGCCAGTACACCCTGGGTATTGCGTAGATGCAGTCTGTGCGATACTGCAGATGAAATTCCAGGAATGTATCTTTTTGTTAAGAGTGGTACTTTGAATGCTGGTGCTGGATATGTGGCTACGGTAGCAGATGTCGCAACCTTTACTGTTGGGACAGATGACATATCTATTACACAGTTTGCTGGTGGAGTATCTATTACTGGCGGAACTGGTATTACTGTTAATGGAACTCAGGTGGCCATCAATGAGTCTGTTGTTGCAAAGTTATCATCACCAACATTTACGGGAACTGTTTCCGCAGATGCAATCTCTGCAAATAGCGTCGCTGCCACATCTCTTTCTGGTACACTTACAGGAACCGCCACTAACGCATCTAAAATTAATAATAGGCAGTTGTTTGTTCAGGCTACTGCGCCATCTAGCGGAATGGTTTCTGGAGATATCTGGATTAAGACTGCGTAGGTAATATTATGGCACAGATAGCTATATATGTAACATCTACTGGATCAACTACAGCATCAGGATATTTTAATATTTACAATTCTGGTCCTTCTATGGGGGCTACAGCATACGGTCATATCTTTAAAGATTTGTACACTAGAGCTGCAAGTGGGTCAGCAGCTATTAACCAGCTAAGCCAGCCAACATGGTCTCTAACAGGGCTAAGCCCAGGAACTACTTATGACCTAGATGCCTACATGACGAAAACTAGCTCTACCCCATCAATGTTCTTTGATTCACCATCAGATGCAATTTTTGCAACAAGCGTTAGCTTTACCACAACAGCTGCTGCTCCTACGTGGTACGATAATACAATAACAACATCTGGAAGGGTAGGGTATTACTATAGCAGTTCAATTGGAGCAAACAATGCAACCAGCTACTCCTGGAGTGGCCTACCATCTGGTATAACTGCTTCTGGTAGAACAATCTCTGGCGTACCTAATTTTAGCGGTAACTACAATGTAAGCTTTTCTGCAACTGGTGCAGGAGGAACAATTTATGGCAGCGCCACAATATCTGTAGCTATTCCCTATCCAACATGGACAGATCAGGTAGTCTCAACAACTATGAGGCAGGGAGACTATTATAGCGATGGAGTATCTGCTAGTGATGTCAGCTACTATTCCTCTTCAGGATCTATACCGCCAGGTCTAAACTTTAATACTAGCAATGGTTCGTTTACAGGAACACCGACTACTCCAGGATCCTATACGTTTGCATTTCAGGCATTTAATGCAAATGGTGAGGGTGTCGGTACTTCTAATATATCAGCAACAGTTAAGTATCCACTTGCTAGCTGGATAGACCAGTCGATTAGTCAGCTAGAGCTATCTGTTGGACAAAGCTATTCAGATTCTGTTTTAGCATCAAATGCATCATACTACTCGCTAGTAGGAACACTGCCTGACGGGATAAGCCTTGATACATCTACTGGAGCAATTTCAGGAACGGCATCTGCAGCAGGAAACTTTAGCTTTAGTATAAGAGCATATAATGGATCAAGCGAGTACATATCTACAGCTAGCTTTTCAATTAGTGTAATTGATGTTGGAGGAAGAGCTTTTATATATGATGGTGCACAGTGGATAGAGAGAGATGTCTACACATACACTGGAAGCTGGAATACACGTGGCACCGTATATTACTATGACGGTGTTCAATGGCAGAAGTCTCTAGAGACTTAATGTGGTAAAATAAAGTAGGAGAATTATGTCACAACCGTCTAACCTTTATGCTGAGAAAGTATTTTCAGAGCATCCATTAGCTCTTTGGCCGTTAGACGACTCCGCTAGCTTTTTATCACTACTATCCTCAGATGATAAAAAACTGACTTCTTGGTCAATATCAGGAGGAACCTATTCTTCTAGTAATCTATCTAATGTATCAAAGCCAACAGTATCACCAACCATTCAGCTAGACACCGCTTCTTCAGACCAGCTGACTGCCATAAGCCCAGATATTATAGCCGCGTCTAGCCTAGATCCTTCAAAGAAAAACTTTAATATTTCATCATACTTTTATTCACAAAACTCAGCTATAACGTCTGTTGACCTTGGATATGAGTATACTGATGGCACAGTGACTCAAGTCACAGAAAACTTTTCAATATCTGGAACTGGAGTTTGGGCATTTCTGTCTAAGACATTCGAAATACCAGCTACTGTAGAAAATCTTCGTGTAGTTATAAAGGTTAATGCTTCATCAGTTGGAGACTACACTTGTCATATTAATGGTATCTCTATGGCACAATGGAGTGAGAATCAGAACACAACAACCTCTGGAGTATCTACTACAAGCCTATACTCAATGACAAATTCAGACATAGCCTTGGCAGATGTTCAGGCAATCCAGGCACCAGCCTATGGTCTGAAAGTAAATCCTGGATACTATACTGCTTCAGATAATCAGCTAAATGCTTATAACGATGGGCTACCGATAGTTTATGGATCGTCTAATGCTACAAAAATTAGACCAGACATTTCTGGACCATCAGTAGTACTTCCAGGATTTGGATTCTTAAATGATTCTGGAAGAAATAAGAATATGACGTTTGAATTCTGGATGAGAATTTCCACATCATCATATTCCCCAGTAAAGATATTTGGTCCGATATCATCCGATGACGGTCTGTATGTAGATGGGCAGTTCCTCACGCTAAAGGTGGATAGTGAAACTATTTCGCATTTTGTTGGTAATTGGGGCAGACCTATGCTGATCCATATTCGATTGGTTCAAAACTCTATCAGCCTACTTGTTAATGGAGAGCAGGTTTCATCTATTTCAGTGGATAGCAATAATTTAAACTTGCCACTATCTAAAAATAACAATCTATCATCTACATACTACGGAAAAAGCCAGGATTGGCTGGGCATTTATGGAAGCTCTAGCTTGCTATACTTTGAGATTGAGTCACCAGCAATATATCCATACTCTGTACCAGAAGTTGTGGCTAAGAGAAGGTTTGTATATGGCCAAGGTGTAGAGTATCCAGAGAGCAACAATAGTTCTTTCGGAGGGTCCTCTGCAATTATTGATTATAGAAACTCAGAATATGCCAACAACTATCTATATCCAGATATGGCTAGATGGAACCAGGGCATAGTTGAAAATCTTTCTGTAGATACAAATATTCTCGCTGCACCGACTTACTCGTCACCAGAGATAATTTTGAAAGATACAACGGAAGCATCTTGGCTGGTAGCTAATTCATCTGCTAATGCGTCATCAACAGACCCAAAGGCGTTTGTTAATCTTTCCCTAGATGGATCAAACGGTGGATACTTATTCTTTAACACGCTAAATGTATTAAGCCAAGACCTAAAAGCTTTATACGTTGTATTTAGGTCTAATGATGATGCAGAGCAAACAATTTTAAAAATTGAAGATTCTGTCACCAAGAACTATTTCAGAATATCTATAAGTGGAACACAGATCCTCTATACTCTGAGTTATGGTGGAGAGATAACAACGGTAGTATCAGACTCCCAACATACTGTTGGGTTGGCTACATCTGCAGGAATTGATATAGATAAGTTTTCATCTGTTTATGGATCTAAGGTTGCAACATTCTTTGGATCTAAGAGCACCCTAAGAATGTCTGTAGGCTCAGATGTAGACTTCTTAAATGGTTTTACTGGAAAACTTTATAGAGTAGGTTTGTCTACAAAGAGAAATTTGCAAAAGATTAGCTCATATTTTAATTCCTCAGGAACTCTCTCAAACATAGAGAACGTATTTAATCAGTATGATGGTGCTGAAGAAATTTACGGTGGAGATTACAATACAACAATAACAGACTTTCTTGACGGAGGAGATCCCACATCTTTTACAACAGCACAGCTCTACAGTCACACAGCTAGCTATACTGTTATACCTAGAGAGTACCTAGGGTCATTTGGAATAGATGTCTCGGTAGACTCTTCTTGGCAAGACTATATTCCGCTACAATATTTTGCAAAAACAGTATCTGATGCAGATGGAGACTCGTCTTATAGACTTAGCTACCTTCAGCTTAATATTGATAATCCAATTGTATACTCAACTAATGGAGAGAGCTTTGATACTAAAAATGCTTCTGTAAGGACCTATGTGTCATTTCAGTACATGGGTAATAACCCAAACACCTTATCTGAAAACATTGCTAATGTTGCTCCAGCTCCAATCAGTAAAACAATTTCTCCAGGATCAGAGTGGACATCAACAAGGTATGAGTTTGTTGACGGAACAGTTGTCTTTCCACCTTCTGGGGTAGACTTTGGCAAGATAGCCATAGTAATACACATAGAAGCAACTATTCCTGGAATTGAGTCATCGCAGGTTAAAATTAAATCACTACAGATAGCATCTCAGGCAAACGAGCTTACCCAGCTAACCGCAATTAAGACAAAGCTGGGGACATCAATTTACCCATACCTAAAAAGCGGAATATATAACAACTATAGCGGCAATAATCCTGTACAAATTTACAAGAACTCCACACCCTACCTATACCTGACAGACGACGGAGGCATAAGGCTTCTTGGAGAGACATCTGACTATAGAGGAATATCTTTTCCAATTAATACAGAGCAGTCTTTGTCGTATAGAGTTGGTGCCATTCAGCTATTTACAAAATACAATGCCCTCTCGTTTAATCAAACACCAGAAAGAATCTTGGAAATTCAGGCATACAACAAGTCTGTGTATGGATATGTCGTTGCAGACAATGATAGTGGTTCAAGGGGTAGGCTATACTTTACAGATATTGATGGCCAGCCAGTTGGAGGACTCTCTGTTTATCTAAATGGTAGTCTTGTTTCCTCAGGGTATTTAATTCCTAACGAATGGTCAGTTATTGGTATTCAATCAGCAGAAAGCTTCGTGTTTGATGCATTTACTGGTAACTTAAATGTAGTTGGTAATATATCTGTAGACTCAGTATCATCATACAGGATAACATCTGATAAGACTGGTGTGACGACAAAGTTTAGAACCTGGGCTGAGCTTGAGAGCATGCTAGACTCCATAGGAATAAATCCAGCTACCTGGGGAGACTTTTTGTCACAAGTTCCCGCAATTACTTGGGAAAATGTCTTATATATTCCTACAACAAAGCAATATTTGATCGATTTAGAGTCAATATATAAGGCATATATAGGAACAAACAAGTTTATTGTATCCGACTCTAGTACTTTATCATTTAAAAATTATGCTTATCGTGCATATATTGGTGCAGAATGGTCCTCTAGGGTTGTTTCTCCAGTTTAATGTGGTATAATAGTGTCATGAATAAAGAAAAGCCTGATGCTATGGAGCAAGCACTAAAGAGTGCTAAGCTAACAATGATGCCAAAGTCTGGATATGCTTGGGGCATCTATGCCTGGCAAAAGTCAAATGGTAAGTTTTTTACAGATGGTAGCGGAAATGTTCTTAACATTCCAGCAAACAAGGGCGACCAAAGTCAAATCCAAAAGCTAGAAGAAGCTGCAAGATTTCATGGAGAGCCAGAAGGCAAGGCAGTATTTTTCCCTGGAACAGCTAGAGTAACTGATGAAGAATACTCAGAGCAAGTTGACAGGATGAAAGAGGGGCTTATCCCTAGCATGAATGACCTCGGTGCAGTTATTGCTGCAAAGCAATCTCTTGCTGCATATGGAGATGAGGGATAATGTCTCAAGAATATATTATTAATGCCAGGATGGGCGAGTTTGACCCAGAACCAAATGAGTTTAAGGCTAAAGACCCATTTAATAAAACCTGGGATAACCTAAAGTCTCTTAGCGGAATTGATGCCAACTTTAAGCGTCGTGCCACACGAATGGCAAAAGCAGTTGCTGTTGAGCCAACAGATAGATACCTAGCTTCAGCTGGTGCTGTAAGAACTGGGCAGGGAGCAAGCTCTAAGGAGATTAATCCAGGATCTGTCTATCATAATGGATATGGAATGTTTGACGTTATCACTCCACCATGGAATCTTTATGAGCTAGCAAACTTCTACGACACATCTTTTGCTAACCATGCTGCTATTGACGCAAAGGTAGAAAACATTGTTGGTCTAGGTTATGACTTTTCTATAGGCAAGCGTGCGCTGATGCAACTAGAGTCAAACACAAATGAGACTGCAACAGAAAAAGCACGAAAAAGAATAGAGCGAGCTCGTCTAGAGTTGACAGAGTGGCTTGAGAGTCTTAATCAGGATGACTCAGTGACTCACACACTAATGAAGTTTTTTACAGATGTTCAGTCAACTGGTAACGGATATCTTGAGGTGGGACGAAAGACTAACGGTGAAATTGGTTACCTGGGTCATATTCCTGCTACAACAATGCGTGTCCGTAGACTAAGAGATGGATATGTTCAGATCATTGGCCAGAAGGTTGTTTACTTTAGAAACTTCGGGGCAAAGAATCAGAACCCAATCACTACTGACCCAAGACCAAACGAGATTCTTCACTACAAGGAATACTCACCACTAAATACTTTTTATGGCATTCCAGATATCATGTCAGCTATTTCATCTCTACAGGGAGATCAGCTAGCAAGTCAGTATAACATTGACTACTTTGCAAATAAGGCAACTCCTAGGTACATCGTAACTCTAAAGGGTGCAAAGCTATCTGGAGATGCAGAGGACAAGCTATTTAGATTTTTGCAAACAAGCCTTAAGGGTCAAAATCACAGAACGCTGTATATTCCTCTACCTGGAGATTCAGATAATAATAAGGTAGAGTTTAAGATGGAGCCAATTGAAAACGGAGTGCAAGAAGCGTCGTTTAATGATTACAGGCTTCGAAACAGGGATGATATCCTAGTTGCACACCAAGTACCATTGTCAAAAATTGGTGGTGCTGATGCATCATCCATTGCTGCAGCCTTGTCACAAGATCGAACCTTTAAAGAGCAGGTAGCACGACCAGCACAAACAAACCTTGCGAAGATGATTAATCGCTTGGTTCGTGAAAAGACTGACCTGCTAGAATTTAAGTTTAATGAGCTAACACTTACAGATGAGATTGCTCAGTCACAGATCCTAGAACGATACATTAAGACACAGGTTATGACTCCTAACGAAGCAAGAGAGTCTCTAGGGCTTCCACAGCGTGCTGGAGGAGATGAAGTATTTGACATGTCGCCAAGACAGTCAACAGATGCTAGAGCAAATCTAGCAGGGAATAGAGCGCGTGATGCAGAGAGGACTAACAACCAGTCCGATGGATCAGCAACAATATCTGGACGTAATGCACAGGGAGAGGGAGCATCTTCTGAATAAAATGTTACCATTTTGTTAGGAAAATGTAAAAAAGGGTATATAATAAACTAGTATGACTATTTCAAAAGCACAGCTTATTACAGATGGCGATAACGTTAGACTGTCCATGCCTTTCAGTAAGGTGGACAAGGAGAGACGTATTGTATCTGGCTTTGCCACACTCGACAATGTGGATAGGCAGGATGACATTGTTACTACAGAAGCATCTGTAGATGCATTCACACGCTTTCGAGGAAATATTAGAGAGATGCACCAGCCACTTGCAGTTGGAAAAATGGTAGCATTTAAAGAAGAAAAGTACTTTGATCCAGAATCAAAGAAGTTTTATTCTGGAGTATATGTTTCTGCATATGTTTCAAAAGGTGCTCAAGACACCTGGGAAAAGGTTCTAGATGGAACTCTTTCTGGTTTTTCCATTGGTGGAAGAATGAACAAATGGGACGACGCTTATGACGAGAACATGGATAAAGCTATCAGAGTTATCAAGGAGTATGACCTTGTAGAACTGTCACTGGTAGATACCCCTGCAAATCAGTTTGCAAACATCATGTCTATTGAGAAAGTTGACGGTGTGGATATGGTTAAAGGTGAAGCCTTTGATACAGAAATTGAAAATGTTTTCTGGGATAACGATTCTGGTATGGTTCTTATTTCAGAAGAAGACTCGGCAGTTAGCCCCATAAATGGTAATGCCATGAAAAACATTGGTTTCGTTGAAAAAAATGACAACGAGAAAACAGAAATGATAAAGTTCTTAGTTGATAGTGCTAAAGGCATTAATCTTTCTAAGATGAACAAGGAGGAAGATCCTATGACTGAAGAAAACACAAATGCAGCAGAAGATGCTGTAGTTGAAAAATCAGACGAGATCGCTCCAGAGGCAGATGCCGTAGTTGAGGCTGCAGAATCCGTAGTGGAGAAAGCAGACGAGGCTGAGGTTGCAAAGACAGATGATATGGACGAAGACGACATGGAAGAGAAGGCAGATGATGCTGAAACTGAAGAGAAGTCAGAAGACATGGAAGAAGAAGATGACAAGTCATACGACGAGAAGTCAGATGCTTCCGAAGCGGTTGTTGATGCAGCTGAGGTATCTAAGTCAAATGATGTTACTGCTGCTGTTGCAGAATTGCAGAGTGGTATTACATCGGCCTTTAGCGATCTTTCAGCAGTTGTTAAGTCTCTTAACGAGCAAGTTGCTGAACTTAAGAAGTCACTTGATGGTGCCAATGCAGAGATTAAGTCCGTAAAGGACGAGGTTACTGCATCCAAGAGTGAGTTTAACGAATTTGGAAAGAGGTTCGCGGCTGTTGAGGCCGACACCGCTTTCCGTAAATCTGGCGATCTAGGCGAGGTCGTACAGGAAACTGAATCAGATATGGTTCAGAAATCCCTATGGGGCGGTCGTTTCCTCAAAACTGCCGACTTATTTAATTAAGACAAACAATCACTTAGGAGGTGACAAAATGTCGGAAGAGATTATCAAAAACAATCCAGATGCTCTAGGAGCTGATTCAGGTCTATACAATGGTGAAGGTGCATTCGCATCTGGTGGTATTGGTGGTGTAACAGATCCAGGTGCAAGCACACTGGGTAACATCCCAACCGCAAGCATGGGACTAACATCTGGTGGTAACGCGGTGAATCCTTCAGGTGATACTGGTAGCGGTATCCTACGCCCTGAACAGGCACGTCGTTTTATTGACTACGTATGGGATGCAACTGTCCTCGCCAAAGATGGACGCCGTGTAACTATGCGTGCAAACACAATGGAGCTCGAGAAGGTCAATGTTGGAGAGCGTGTTATCCGTGCAGCAGCACAGGCAACAGGTGATTACACCAACACTGGTGCGTCATTTACAAAGGTGGAGCTTACTACAAAGAAGATCCGTCTTGACTGGGAGGTCTCAGCTGAGTCTCTCGAAGATGGTGTCGAGGGCGCAGCCCTTGAGGACCACCTAGTACGTCTAATGACAAATGCATTTGCAAATGACATCGAAGACCTAGCTATTAACGGTGATGGAGCAACAGGAAACTTCCTGTCCATCATGGATGGTTTTGTTAACAAGGCAAAGACTGGTGGATCACACGAGTCTGTTGTTACTGTTGCAAACGGTGCATGGACCCCAGAGGTTATGCAGAACATCATCTTGGCAATGCCACGTAAGTACCGTGCAATCAAGAACAACCTAAAGTTCTATGCAGGTACCGACGTATTCCAGGGCATCGTAAAGAACAACGGAACACTTGCAGATGCAATTGCTGAGGCCTTTGGCTCTCACGCAGGCGCTGCAGGTACACCAGCAGGTCGCGATGCGTACCTAGCTGGCAATGCTCAGACATTCGGTGGTGCTCGCACTACTCGTGTTCTAGGTATTGAGGTTCAGGAAGTTCCTTACTACCCAGCTGGATATGTTGACTTGACATTCCCAGAGAACCGTGTATGGGGTTTCCAGAGAGACATCACTGTAAACCGTGAGTACAAGGCTAAGAAGGACACCATTGAGTACACCGTATTCGTACGTTTCGGTATTCAGTGGGAAGAGGAAGACGCCATCGCTTATGCAGATGCTGCGGCTGACGCTTAATCCAACTAAATAACCTTGAGAGGGGCAGGGGCTATCTGGCCTCTGTCCCTTTCATTTTTTATCTGCTATAATATTACAAGAGCCTTAGAGGAGGAATCATGGCAGGGTACAACAAAAATGCAAAAGATGGCGACAGCGATGGCTTCGTACAGGATGGAACCGAATGGGAGCGTCCAGTAGAAGAATCAGTCGTAGAGCCAGAGCTAGCTGAAGAACCAGCAGCTGAAGAGCCAGTAGCCGAAGAGCCTGCTCCAGTAGAGGACAAGGGTGAGCTAATCTCATCCCCAGAGCCATCAGAAGAAAAGACTGAGCCTGCAATGGCGCTAGTTGCTGATGGAGTTATCGGAACTGGAAGCAAAAAGACTTCAAAGAAAGCCAAGAAATCAGCAGGTACTACAAATCCAAAAGAGCCTGTTGTAGCAATTTACTCAACACGCAACGTAACTTGGGTGGGTGTTGGTAGAGTTCTAACAGGACTAAACCTAGTACCAGAGTCAGAAGCAGCTAAGTGGCTAGAAAGAGATCACATCAGGAAGGCAGAGCCTTCTGAGGTCTCAGGGGAGCTATAAGGTATAATGGAAATACTGAGAGTTCCGCCATATGATGTTGTAGAGGCAACGCTAACGATCCCGACTGGATTTGCTAGTCAGACGTTTACCGCTTCAATTACAGATATGGCGGACCTTTCTGTATCCACACAAACTTTTACTGGAGAGTCTGGAGAAGAATTTTCCATCAGCCTAAGCGCAAAGTATGACAATAACTACTACGTAGAAATTACAACTGTAGATAATTTGATCGTAATTCATGACACATATGAGGTTGTAAGGCCATACGTCCTAGCATCAGCAAAAGGAACTACTGCAACAGAAATTGCTACTTATGCAGCTAACGAAGAGCTTGCCAGGGCAGTCATTGACTCAGTCATTCCAGATGGATTCTATTACCAAAAAAAGACATTAGAGATTCCTGGAAATGGAACAGACTACCTTCCAATGTGGGATAAGATTGTAAGGGTAAAAGAGGTTTACGAAAATAATGTATTGGTTACCGATAGAACTTTTGGGGTATCTAAAGATAAAACAGCAGTTGTCGTGGAGGTTACAGGAGCCAACCAACGACTTGAAGGCGGACCAATCATGCTTCCAGCTGCAGCATCAGATAGCGGAGTTGTGGGGTATACACTACTAGATTTTCCAAAGAGGAACGATTACAGGGTTGTAATTGAGCATGGCTATCCTACAGTACCTTCAGACATCGTGAAAGCAACAGAGTTGCTAGTAACAGACATTGAGTGTGGAAAGCTAGAATACTACAAGAGGTACATTACAAGCTACAATACAGATCAGTTTAAGTTGCAGTTTGACAAGTCAATCTTTGAGGGCACAGGCAATCTAATTGTTGATAAGATTTTGTCTAAGTATCATAAATCAATTACCAAACTCGGAGTGTTATAATGGCAGGCTGTAATACGGGAGACTACCAGTTTCCACTATCAGCAGAGATATTTCACCCAATAGTAGAGCAAGGCTCCTATGGAAATGTCAAAAAGCAGTGGATGTTTGATCGCCTAATTCATGTAAGCATAGCAGCTCCAGGCACAGCCTTGAAGGAAGAGGTAGCTCCCAATGTTAATATTACACAAGAAAAGATTCTAGTTGGTAGATGTAAAACAGATTTAAGAATATCCTCTGAAGATGGAAATAATGCTATTACCAATATTGTTATTACAAATATTAAAGATAGCAACTGCAACCCCATATACGTAGAAACATCTGGAGCAAGAGTCAACAAGTCAACAATCTTTGAGGTCGCTAGCCAAGAGCCATTCGTAGGCCCATTCGGAGGCGTAGAGTATTACAAGATAGTATTACGTAGGTCTGAGAATCAGGCGGTAGATATCTAATGAAGGTAGTGTTTGACGACTCTAAGCTAATAAAGGATATGAATAATCTTGTATTATATACTCAAGGATTCATAGAGGGGACAGAGCTGGCTAAGCCAGCTATTCTAAATAAGCTAGGCAAGGACGTAATAGAAACACTGAAAAACTTTGTCGACTCAAATGCAAGAGTCAACCCATCTGCACTACACCATGTTTATGAGTGGTCTATGACAGGAACACCAGCAGGTAGGCTATTTGACATAGACTATCTGGTTACTGGAAACGGGCTATCTTTTAGCTCCACCTTCAGGCAGTCATCAACAATTCAGAAAGGATCATCAACCCCTTTCTATGATAAAGCAAGAATCATGGAAGAAGGCATACCAGTAACAATTAGGCCTAAGGGTAGGGTTCTAGCATTTGAAGACGGTGGAGAGCAAGTATTTACCAGTAGTCCCGTAACTGTTTCCAACCCTGGCGGCATAGAGACTAACGGCTCATTTGAGCAAGTTGTTAATTCATTTTTTAATAACTACTTTACACAATCATACATAAATTCTAGTGGAATATTTGATTACTTAAAGAACCCATTCCCATATGCTAGCAATTTGCAAAGAGGAATGCGTGCTGGAAAGTCTTATGGTAAAATGGTTGGTATCAAGTGGGCATCAGGAGGTGCAGCAGCATAATGGCAATTTATTACCCACCAGCTTTTATTAATGCATACATGCAAGAGAAAGTATCAACTTTTTTCTCAGCAAACCCACTAAACGGATTTGACGGAGACACGACTCTTCCATTTTTTCCTACGAGCCCAACAGATATTGATACACTAACAGAAACATTCCCTAATGGAAATGGTCAGTTTGCTGTATACGACAGAATGTTTAAAATGAGAAGAAGCCCATTTCCACATATTAAGTCTGAGCAGCTATTATACTACTTCTACGCAACAGGGGCAAACCCGATACCTTTTGTTATCGAGACGGCTCAGCTAATACAGGATATCTTAGATAACGGAGACGAGTCTGCACAAGATCTAAACTCCTGGATAAGATTAAGGCAGCAGTCAGCTACGCCACTTACTAATGATGCGGGAGATCCACTACCAGAGGTTTTCTTTCATGACATAAAAGTTTATCAGCTAGAAGAGACTAGAGACATTATAGACTTTGGAACCGCAAGAACTTTTGCAGGAAATAAAATAATTATTGACTATAATTGGCATAAATCATAATTATATCATAAAAGAGTTGTATAATTAGTACTGAGGAAACAAACGCCCAATTATTCTAATGAAAATGAGGTGAATAAATTATGGCATATACACGTGGTTCGAGTACCAACATTATCGTTGGTGCCGCTTCTCTGTTTACGTTTGGTACAACGCTAACAGAAGCTGATCTACCTGCCTACACTGCTGCTCAGTCATTCCGTGAGGATCTCTCGGACGATACTGACTTCACAAACGTAGGTTACACAATGAATGGTCTGGAGCTTCAGTTCCAGCCAGACTTCGGTGAAGTACAGGTTGACCAGGTTCTTGACGTTGCCAAGCTATACAAGCAGGGCATGCAGGTAAACATGAACACAACTTTCGCTGAGGCTACTCTAGAGAACTTGCTAGTTGCAATCGCTGCATCTAACAATGACCTATCAGCCCTTACAGGAACTGGTATCGGGTCAAACTCTCAGGAGCTATTGATCAACTCTGGTAACTTGGGTGAGTGTCCAGTAGAGCGTGGACTTGTTGCTGTTGGTCCAGGTACAGGTGACTGTGCTCCAACAGAGCAGGTAGAGCGCGTCTACGTTGCATACCGTGCGCTGTCAATTGACAACGTTACAGTATCTGCAAAGCGCGATGAGGCTTCGATGTTTGACGTATCATTCCGTTTGCTACCAAATGATTCTGGTGCATACGGTAAGGTCGTTGACCGCACAATCCCAGCTGTTTAATATCAGCTGCAATATAACTTAATAGAACTGCCCTGGCTACGGCTGGGGCAGTTTTTTGTTATAATAGTATTATGGCTAATAAAGTATATAAAAGCTCAAACATAGAGCTATTAGACGGTACTAGCCTATATATAACACCCCTCAAGATATTCTATCTGAGAGATTTTATGGACAGGTTTGAAGATGTTGTTTCTGCATCTACAGAAGACGAAAAGATCCAGGTATTAGTAGACTGTGTTGCAATAGCTATGAGGCAATATTTGCCCGAGATAGCAACATCATATCAGGTTGAAGACTTGATGGACATCAGCACTATGTATGAGGTCGTTCAGATAGCGGGTGGAATATCTTTTGGAAAGTCATCAGGCTCAGAAGAGAGTAATGATGATGGTTCAAGCTGGTCAGATCTGGATCTTGTTGGTCTGGAGTCTAGAGCATTTTTGCTGGGTATCTGGAAAGACTACCATGACCTAGAAACATCAATATCTATGCCAGAGCTCATAGCCATTCTTGAGTCAAAGAATGAGGCAGACTCTGCTGACAAGAAGTTCCTGGCTGCTATACAGGGCGTAGACCTAGATGAGGGTGCTCCAAGGCAAGACGAGTGGACTAAGCTAAAAGATAAGGTATTCGGTGCCAAAGAAGAAGACACAAAGGATGTCACATCCCTTAAAGGCACCAAGGCTCAAGAGGCTGGTTTCGGCATTGGTATGGGCCTGGAGTACGAAAGAATCAGCTAAAATAAAGCTTTGTATGGTATAATTAATAATCACCAAATTGGTAATAGGAAGAGGAGACAATGGCTACAACCGTTAATGAAAACAAGGTTTTGAAGCTAATTGATGGGACAGAAATTAATGTGCGACCATTGAAGATTTCTTTGCTTCGTGATTTTACGAAGAAGTTTGAAGGAATTGCAGATGTAGCAGATGATAATGATAAATCAATGAACATTTTGATGGCTTGCGTTCAAATTGCAATGAAACAGTACAGTCCTGAAATCGCAGGAGACATCAAAGCATTAGAAGACAATATAGACCTGCCAACCGTCTATAGGATTATTGAAGAGGCCTCTGGAATTAATATGACAGATGCCATGGGTGGCACTCTACCTAATAAGTAGAACTACACGAGGTGCTTAATGAATGGCTGATATCAGGTCTAATATACAGGTAAATATTGACACTGCTAATGCAATGTCAGCTATTAAGAGTCTTCAGGCTCAGATAACAGCCTTTCATTCAAGTATCCGTAACTCAGGTAACGCAGCTAATCAAGCCGTATCTGACAACCTAACAAAAAATCTTTTAAACTCGGTTAATGCTACTAAGCAGTTTTCTGCTAGTCTCACAAGCATTAATGACAGAGCATCCAGCTTCACCAATGCCCTAGAAAAGAATAAGTTTTCCCTAGGTCAGTACTTCAAGTATGGGGCTGCAACATCAAAGACATTTGGTCGTGCTTTTAGAAAAGAGTTCGACACTATAGAGCTAGTTGCACGCGACCGCGTAAAGACTATGCAGACTCAGTTTGTAAGTCTCGGCAGAACTGCTGGTGGTGCAATTGAAGCTATCAAGGTTAAGCCCCTAACCCTTGACATGCAGCAGCTTGGCACACAGGTTGCAATGACAGTTCAAAAGCAACAGCTATTCAATAAGCTACTAACACAGGGATCTACAAACCTACTAAATTTTGGTAAAAATACCCAATGGGCTGGTCGCCAGCTAATGGTTGGTATTACCCTTCCTCTAGCAGTGCTTGGCTCTACAGCTATGAAAACCTTTAATGAGATGGAAGAGCAAGCAATTAGGTTTAAGCGTGTTTACGGTGAGCTATTCACGACTGAAGCAGAAACTGAGCAAATGGTCAAGCAGCTTCAAGACTTGGCTTCAGAGTTTACAAAATATGGCGTAGCCGTTGCAGATACTATGAGCCTAGCAGCTGATGCCGCTGCTATGGGTAAGATGGGTGCAGATCTTTCAGCACAGGTTGCTCAGGCTACAAGGCTAGCTGTTCTTGGTGGGGTAGAACAAAATGAGGCACTAGAGACAACAATCTCTATTACAAATGCTTTTGGCATTGCAGCAGAAGAGCTTGCTGGAAAAATTGACTTCCTAAACGCTGTTGAGAACCAGACTGTAACATCTATTGAAGACCTTACCATTGCAATTCCAAAGGCTGGTCCAGTAATCGAGCAGCTAGGTGGTAGCGTAGAAGACCTAGCCTTCTTCTTGACAGCCATGAAGGAAGGTGGAATTAACGCCTCAGAAGGTGCTAACGCACTAAAGTCTGGTCTTGCTAAGATGATTAATCCCACAACCAAGGCAACAGAAATGCTTGGTCAGCTTGGAATTAATCTTAATGCAATTGTAGAAGGCAATGCGGGTAACATCAAGGGTGCAGTTATAGAGCTATCAAACTCCCTAGACACGCTAGACCCTCTGCAGAGAGCAAGAGCTATTGAAGAGCTATTTGGAAAGTTTCAATTCGCACGTATTTCTACACTGTTCAAGAATGTCGTTGCTGAGGGAAACCAGGCACAAAGAGTTCTAGAGCTTTCAAGGTCAACATCTGAAGAGCTAGCAATTCTATCCGCACGAGAGCTTAAGCGAGTTGAAGACTCACCACTATTCAAGTTCCAGAAGTCTATAGAAGACTTGCAAAAGGCACTGGTGCCACTAGGTCAGCAGTTTACAGAGCTGCTTACGCCACTAATATCCTTCGCTACTGATCTTATTCAAAGATTCAATGGACTTGATGAAGGCGTTAAAAGATTTGTAACTGGAACTGTAGCAGTTTTGGGACTTCTAGCACCAGCAGCACTTATGCTCTTCGGTCTATTTGCTAATGGTATTGCTAATATTATTAAGGGGTTCGGTGTAGTCAGAGGACTATTCTTAAAGGTAGCCTATGCAGGTACTGGACTAAACTCCATGCTAGATTACATGACTCAAGAGCACCTGCAGGCAACTTCAGCAGCAAATGCGCTAGGAACAACGCATGGAAACCTAACCAATATTTTTACGGCTGAGCAGTCAGCTATTCAAAACCTTATAGCCTCCTATACACAAGCAACAACTGCAATTAGCAGATTTAACGTTGCATCTGGAACTCGTGCTACCAAGGGAACTGGCAACAATGGAATGAAGTTGGCAAGTGGTATTGTTTCTGTACCAGGACCAAAGGGTGCTGGTGATGTTGTACCAGCAATGCTATCTCCAGGAGAAGCTGTTGTACCAGTAAAGCAAAATAAAAAATATGGCGCTCTTATAAAGGGAATTATTGCTGACAACATTCCAGGTTTTGCGTCTGGGACTCCAGACCTAATGGCAGATCCTGGCACACCAAGAAGAAGGCCTATTTCTTCACAAGTTGCAGATCTTAATACTATAAATCCAGGAGTTGGAACTAGAGCAGTTAAAATGCTTCAAGACGCAAAGGTATCGGCTAGCGAAGCCAGGAGAATCTTGGCTAGCCTTTCACAGATATCCAAAGAAGGGGCAGAAGCTGTAAAGAACTCCCTGACAACTCTAGAGCAGGGAATAAGCCAAGGGCTATCTGGAGAAAACTTAAGAAAAGACTTTAGGGCAAAGACTGGAACAGCAAAGTCAGGAACAAAGGCATTTGCACATCTCGGATCTGGGACATCTATGACCAGAGAAGAGCTAATCTCAGCAGTAGAGTCTGGAGACCTAAAGATGGGTCCAAAGAAGCTGCAGGGTATAAAGGATTTGCCAGAAGGTAGAGTCGTCCCAGTAAAGAGCGGTCTAGGAATGGCAGGCATTGATCAGACTGTCAACGCACAACTTGACCGAAAGGGAGCATCAAGAGATGATCTAGTAAAGACATTCGACGAGGCTGGAGTAGAGAAGTGGAATAAGTCAATTGAATTCGGCGGCGGAAACGTAGAGGAGCTATCTGGAAGCGTTAAAGAGCTAGATACAGAAATGTCTAGGTTAATCAAAAACTCCAAAGCAGATAAATTCTTTGATACAGAGGCTCAGGCTAGAAATTATGAAGAGCAGACTGGCAAAAAAGCTGAGAGCGTCCAGAACGTATACAACCAGGCTAAAGCAAAGGTAAGAGGAACTAAGCTAGAGTCAGTTCTAGATGATGCAGCAGACACTGTTACAGAGACTAGGGAGACTGGTACCAGCCCTGGAAACTCAAGAAGGCCAATGGGCAAGTCTAAAAAGCTTAAAGAGCAGAGGCTTGCTGAGCAGGATGGCGCTAGTAGTGTAAGGGCATATAAGAAGGGGCAGAAGAAGGAGCTAAGCAAAGACCGTAAGTCTGACCTATACGAGAAGAACCGCAAGAGAAATAGCCCTCACAAGCTTGCTAAAAAAGATGGTGCGGACGATGCTAAGGCGTATGGAGAAGGAACTAGAAGTCAATCTCGTAAAGAAGCTAAGATTACCGAAGCACAAGACAAGAAGCTACGCAAGCAAGCTGGAGCACAAAGACGTGCACAAATGGGCGGTAGAGCATTTGGAGCACTAGGGGCAGCTTCTATGGTAGCTGGTATGGGCTCTATGGTTGGAGGACCAGTAGGAGATATCTCTCAAAAGCTAATGGGTCCTCTAATGGGGCTTTCTGCATTTGCGGGTATCCTGCCAATGCTCATGAACCCGATTGGACTTGTGGTAGGTGCTCTAGGTGGACTAGGTGCAGCAATCTACCTTATCAACAAGCGATTTAATGATCAGGTAAAGAAATCATACGAACTTAACACTGCTATTAGTGCAAGCACAGAAGCAATGGGCATGTTCGCTACTGCAGCTGGAAAAGCAACTGCATCTCAAGTTCTTGACAAGAGAAGGTCCGACAGCTTCGGCACATTCCAGGTTGCCTCTGGAAAAACTCCATTTGGAGATAACTTTATTGAGTCAGAAGATGGCAAAAAACTTGCTAGCTCATTTGCTGAAGCGTTAAAGACTTTTGGCAGAAATGGCGCAATTGATAAGCTAACAAACCAGCTATCTTCTGCTGTATCGGGTGGAGCTATGAGCGCAGCTCAGGCCAGAAGCGTTGCAGCAGCATTTGCAGAATCCATCGGTGACCGTGGACTTGGTATGAATGTAAATGCACAACTAACGGCTTTGCTCGGGCCTAATGGCGAAAGGTTGGACACAGAGCCTCTAGGCATTAGGGTAAAGATTATTGAAGAATCTAGGCAGCAGCTAACTAATATTTTTGGATCGGTTATCAAAGATGCAGAAAATAAGATTTCTGGTCTTGGCGCAGGATATAGTGGGTATGGCACAATCGGCGGTGGAGAAGATCCTAGTGGAACACCTGCAAGCGCTAATCGAATTGGCGAAATTCTTGCGGTATCAACATCTCTAATTAATAACCAAAAACTTCAAGAAGATTCTTTACAGCTTTCTTATGAGCAGCGAATTGAGGCAGCAAAGGCAGCAAAGGACCAGCAAGAGGCAAACAAGCTCGAGGCACAATACATAGTAGACAGGGCTGCTTTGATGGAGGAAGGCTCTAGAAACATGCAGGAAATATCATCTGCTGTTATGGGGCTAGAAAACTCTGGAGCAGTCTTAGATCAGTTTAAGAAGCAGATTGAAGCTAAATTTAAAGACGACCCAATTCTTTCACAAATTTCAGGTGCACTTTTAGATAAGGTAGCTAAGTTGCCAGATGAGCAGGAAGTGATCATTAGCGCATCACTACTCTCTGGTGACATTGAAGCCATGACGCTTAATAATATTCTAAATGGAGAAAATTCAGAAAAAGTCATAGACATGATTGTTAAGATGGGGGTCGTAGAGAGTAATCGGGCCATGGCTTTGTCTGAATTCTTTACTGGTGACAGGCAAACTACGAACGTAAGACAGCTGTTATCAGATTCTAGCATAAACACATCTAGGGATGTTGAATTTCTCAATACCATAAACTCCCTTGACTCTACAGAGGCCACTGCCCTTCTAGACGCCTTTTCCGAAGTAGCAAGGCTTTCAGAACTTGTTGGCGAAGAAGGACTGTCTAATCTTTTTGCATTTTACCAAGACAACCCCGATATGTTGCTAAGCATGTCTGAAGACTTGGACGCAATTGCTTTAGCTGGAGAAAAAACAGATGGCTTGTCGGTAAAGGTTATACAGGAGCTTGTAACAGAAGGAACCGTACAGCCTTCAGTTTTGGATGCGATTAAAGCAAACCAAGAATATTTTGACAGCCTAGACAAGGACAACAAAGTAACATACACCACAATTCTTAGAACACTTTTTGAAACTGGAGGTTCTCTAGATGAGCAAGCTCTTGCAAAGGCTAATAGCATAAACCCAGAAATTAATGGAACTAAGTTTAGCGATTTTGCCTCTAGGCCAGAGGTACTTCAGGTTCTTGCAAGAAACTGGTTTACAAAGACGTATCTTCCAAGTTTGGGCAGTAGCTTTATAGATGAGGTAAATAAAGAGACTACGCCAACTACCCCAACTTCAACTGGCTCCGCTGTTACTAATCCACTAGACGCAATTCTAGAAAAGCTAAAAAGGCTGAGGGACATGTCTATTGACGCTAAGGGCGGAATAGCAGAGCTTACGGATGTAATCAAGAGTGGTCTTACTAAGTTTCTTGGCACAGATCAAAAACTACTTTTCTCAGGATATAGTGCAGATTTCATAAATGCAGTAATGGCAATGGACGAGGGCACTCGTTCAAAGTTTGTAAAGATTTCGGACGGTGCACTTAAGGTAACCGCAGCTGGCAAGGCTTTAAACAAGGCATACTCAGAGATTAAGCTAGGCGATTTCAGCATGAGTCTTACTCAGGGGATTGCAGATGTCAATAAGCAGGTAACTGCCATGACAAAGCTAACATCTCAGGGCATGTCAGCAGCTGACGCGTTTGATGTCGTAAAAGATGCTTCTCTTGCATATGCAATTGCTACTGCTGCAACAACAGGTGAAGTTGACGAGCTAATAAAGAATTTTGAAAAGCTACAGGGCTTGCAAGAAGATTTTTCAAGGTCTACTCCAGACGGAATGGCATCCGCAGTTTCTAAAGCACTAGGGGATATTAAAGAGGTATTTAGTGCACAGGAAGAAGCTGTTAACCTAGCATTTGAGTCTACCAGTGACTACCTAACAAATACTACTAGTGGTCTTATTCCTCTTGCAGAAAAGCAGATCTCGGACTATCAGTCTGTTGTTGGAGATCTAAACTACTCCCTAGATAAGATTGCTCAGCAAGAAGAGGTAATTAACAAGAAGTACGACGATAGAGTTGAATCTCTTAATAGGATGTACGAAATTAATTCTGACATGGCAGAGCAGGAGAAGGGTAAGCTAGATATCGCATCTGCACTAGCTTCTGGTGACGTGGCTGCAGCAGCAAAGGCTATTCAGGAGCAAAGAAGCAAGGAAGCAGACAGGCAAAAACAACGATCTCAAGATGTTATCGAGTCCGCAAGACAAAAAGAGCTTGGCTCTGTGCTTTCTGAAAATGGAAAGACAAGGCTTCAGATTGAAGAAGAGTTAAAGCAGCTACAGATTCAAATCGCAGAAGTAGAGCAGAAAAGACTAAAGCCAAATCAGGAATTGTTGGCTGACCTAACAAGGCAGCGCGACATAGCACTAGAAGCTATCGGCACCGATGGGTATCTAGGAAAGACTAAGGCAGAATGGTCTCTGGTAGAAAGTGGCATTAGGCTAGCTAAAACTGAGGCAGTTGGATACAAGGAAGCAATTCAGGATGCACTAAATCTAATCCCTGGCCTCAAAGAAGCCTATGCAGGAAACTCTGTAGTAGAAGAAAAGGCCCCAGGCAACGGTTTGACGGACGAGCAAAATGCAGCAATAGCTAAGATCAAGTCTAATAGAACATCTGTTAGAGATTCAGCTGGTACCACTGTTGCAGATAAAGCACTTATAAGCGAGAATATCAAACTAATTAAGATGCTGGATGCAGCTGGAGTAGACAGAAGTCTATTCATGTCAGGTGGAGGAAAGGTTCCTAAGTACTTCGCAGCTGGAGGGTTTGCAAGAGGTACGGACACAATACCAGCAATGCTGACCCCAGGAGAGTTTGTAGTTCGTAAGTTTGCAGTAGATAAATTTGGAGCAAATAACCTAAAGGCAATCAATAGTGGTGCAAACCCTGGCGGTAACATGTATAATAGTTATGAGGTAAACGTTAACGTTAAGTCAGATGCAAATGCAGACCAAATTGCTAAGGCAGTTCTGACACAGATAAAGCAGGTTGACGCACAGAGAATGAGGAGCAACAGGTTCTAATGGCTACACAGGCTTACATGACTAATAGGCGAAAGTATTCTCGCCCACAGGGAGTATTATTCTCTGAGAACCCTGGTACTCTTCAGCTTATCGATCAGGGTACTGAAAATGAAAAAGTTTTGTATTACCCAGATGGATACGAAGTAGGCCAGACTCTTCCAGTTGGCGGTGACGCATCTTTGTCAGACCAGTTCATTATCCTATCAGATCATAATAGAGGGCCCATTGACTTTTCTGTAGATAGGATTGAGAATCGTGAAAGAATGATTAATGGACGAATGAGGTCCTATCATGTAGCAGACAAGCTAAACTTATCGCTTTCATGGAATATGTTGCCCTCTAGATCATTTGTAGGACCTCCAAATTTTTCACAGTATGGAACTACTACCTATGCTCAAACCGAGGAGTATACTGCAGATAATGGTGCTGGAGGCGTAGAGCTTCTAGACTGGTACAATAATCATACAGATTCTTTTTGGGTATTCCTAGCCTATGACAACTACAAGAGCTACGGAGAAATTCCTGCAGCATATAGTCAGCTAGATCAGTACAGCCAGGTAGTCGAGATGTTTATCTCCAGCTTTGACTACTCAGTAGAGAAGCGTGGTAATGGAACCTATGACTTCTGGAACATAAACATAAGACTTGAAGAGGTGTAAATGTTTCAAAACACCGAATTAGAGTCTTACCTAAATTCTGCTTCAACAGTAAACAGTGGCAGCAAGGTCGTAGCTGAGTGGAACCTTAATCTTCCAGGTAATATAAAGCACATTGGAAACTACAGGTATCGTCCATCAGAGACTGCAAGTCTGCCAGTTGCAAGCAGATCTATATACTCGGTAGCGAACAACACCTTTGACCCCAGTGATACTGGAAATTATTACACAGGTGCAACAGACTCTGATGTGGTAATTGACGGAGGATTTGAGGACGACGGCACTCCGACTACGTTTAAGTCTAAAAAGCAGAAAGAGCAAATGCTCTATTCTCTAGAAGATTGCTTAGGAAGGTTCAGACCTAGATCTGGTATTAATAAGGTTAGATATTTTAACCAGCACTACTTGCACTTTAGCAATAGTAGCATGGCCACAAGGCCAAGGTACTACATGGGTCACAGAGATGATAAGTTTAAATACTGGACATCCTATAGGCTAGATGAGGGCACTGAGCGTGGTATAGGTAACCAGCTAACCAATGGTCTGTACTATATAGATGATGCAGCCCCATTTGTTGTCTACGATAGCCCCGTTCCGTCAAATAGGATTGTGCTAAAAATGCAAACCAATGTGGGCACAACTAACCTGGGTCCATTTAGCAGCAGCGCAGGAAGTTACGAGGACCCATTCTTTGGTGATGCAAACAAGACAGTTCCTCAAAAGTGGTCAGTCCAGTACCTAAAAGATGATATTTGGATTGACGCAGTTACCTTCGATGCTAACTCTACAAGGTCAGACGGATCTGCCATTATTAAGTCGGACGGTTATGTAGAGCTTCAGTATGGCTTGATAGTACCAGAGCAGTACCGTGAAGACTTTTTTCTTGTAGGAGAGATTTCTTCATCTAGCTTACTTCCAGAGTCTGGAACTTCTGGCGAAACATACTTGGTAAAGAACTATAAAGAGTCAACTGGAATATACTATATCTGGATGGATGCATCTGGAACTTTTGAAATGTTCAGCCCAACATTTGGTTGGCAGCTAGTAGAAGATGAAAGCCTTAGTGGATTAACTAATTTAGTCACTAAGCTAGTAGATCCGATAACTTACACAAGCCCCATAAATGGAACATCAGAGTATGTGGAGTTTCAGAATATTTCTGGTATTAGGATTTTAGTAGACACAATGAATAAGTCAGACGCTACCTTTGACCTTATAGAGATGTCTCCAAGGCTTACAGCAGACCTTACAGATATGACTAAGTCCTTTAGCATTAATAAGACAGCTTCTGATATAGGTCTAACGGGGCTCCCAGTTGGACAACTACTAGCTTCCCTAGGAACACTAGACTTGTTTGACTCAGAGCTTGCATTTAGCTCAATTAATTCTAGTAGCATCGTAAAAGACTTTTTAACTCAAAACTTGCAGCTAAAGTTCTATGATATTGTAAAAACGGATAGCTCATTTGAGTACTACATCCCGCTAAAAACTCTTTATGTAGATGGTATGCCAGAAACACAGATCACCAATAGGTCTATTAGCCTATCACTAAGAGATCTATACTTTTACTTAGAGTCAACAACAGCTCCCGAATTGATGATTCCAGACACATCTCTTAGCTATGCAATATCTACAATCATGGACTATGTTGGTATATCAAACTATACTATTAAGAGGATTGAGGGGCAAGCAGATCCAATAATCCCATTCTTTTTTGTAGATTCAAACCAGAGTCTTGCTCAGGTATTGGAGGGCATCGCCGTCTCCACTCAGAGCGCCATGTTCTTTGATGAGTATAACAACTTTATTGTTATGACAAAAGAATATCTCATGGCAACTGTAGAACAAAGAGAGACAGATATTTTCCTATCAGGTAGTTCAGATTCAGAAAGACAAGGCGCATATAAGAACTTGCCAATATCTTCATCTAGAGCTAACATTATAGATTTTGCGCTTCAAGAAAACAGGGTATATAACGATGGATCAATTCAGTATAGTCCTCGATACATTCAAAGAGGCATCTCTAATACCTCTGAAGCAATTAAGCAAGACAGAGACCGACCGCTAGGATACCAGATATCTGAGCTATGGGAAGTTTCTCCAGAAAACAACATAAAGTCACTGAATGAGGTTAGGGATACCCAGGAGGCCTATAGCTTAGGTGCATTCCCAATTAACTCAGATATTCCTGCGGAAGAGCCATCTGTGGTAAATAATACAATTATAAATAATACCATAGATATGGGAGAAGCTATCACCCCTCTGGCCAGATATAATGGGTACCTTTACGCAAACGGAGAAATAATAAGATACGACGCTATTCAATATAGCATTCCAGGATTACCAGAATCAGAGTCTGTAGATGGTAACGTATGGATTACTAATGTTAAGGAATATCAAAGCTATTTCTCAAAGATTCCATTTAACGGAAAGATGTATGCAACTGGACTAGTTAGAATCTTTACTAAGCCTGAGTACGAGACTATAGATGGCAACGTACGTATGAAGCCAGGGAAAATTTATAATAACGGTAGAGCTCAATTTGGAACAACCATTGCAAAACATACTGCAGGGCTGGATAGCTATTGGTATGATAACTCAAACGTAAAATCATGCGAGATGAAGTCTAGCCTGATATTTGGAATTGATGACCCTGGAAACCTAACAGCTGGCCTAGAAGGTATAACTCTTGAAGAGGGGGCTGCAGGAGTAAATAATGCGGTAGCTGTTTCAACATCTCGTAATGGAATCATTAAGAACTACCTAGGAACAAATTTCCCCAAAGATGTTGAAGTTAATAGACTGCTATCTACGGATACTAGCACTGTACAGGCATCTGCGTTAGTTATGTCTGGTGGAAACTTTGCTAGCACGCAGGATCCACTTAACTATGTATCATATGTCCACAAGCCATTAAATGATAGCTTTAAGCACTTTGGAACTAGAGTTAGGATTGTTGGCAAAAGCGAGAATAACGAAGAAAAATTTCAGACACCATTTGGAAGTGCCTCATACTATAACAATATTAGTGGTGGAAGCGCTGGCTTAGCATGTCTGATAAATCCAGAAACTAATAACGGATACTACTTTGAGCTAATAGCCCTAGACACACTAGATACCAAAAATCTATCAAATAGTGACTCAATGTTTAATCTTGTTTTCTATAAAGTAATGAAAGATTCTAGTACTGGAGAGGCTATTCCTGTAGTTCTTTATGGAGGAATAGCGAATGTTCTAGTTGACGGCGGAGACTTTGCTGGACAATACCGTGCAGTTACAGAAGAAAATCCAACTGTATATGAACTTGCTGTGGAATATGAAGAGGTTGGGTCAGTCAGAAAGTTCTACCTATATCTAAACGGAACTCTAGTTAAGGTTGTAGAGGATTCCTCACCATTGCCAGTATACAACAATATGGCATTGTTTGTGAGAGGATCGTCAAAGGCAATGTTCGAAAACATCTATGCAATTGGATCAAACTACGCATTAAACTCTGCACTAGCTGTTGACCTGCCATCGAGTAGTATCTTTGGGTCAAGAGAGATAAGCATTAGTGATGCTTTTAGTAAGTACTCCCTAAGCGGAATTATTCAGTCTACAATGCTTTCTGGCATAAGCCCCGCAGAAGAGCCAAAGTACAACGTATACTTTGACGAGTTTGGAACAATCATGAGAGAAGCAGCTTATTTTAATATAAAATATGATAAGGCATACCCAGCACTATATGCTAGACTTGCCCCAAACTTTTCTACAATTAAAAATTATGCCATATCTGGGTTTATGGCAGGAGCCTATGGGGCAGAATTCTTGGTGTTCAATACAACAGACACAAATATAATTATTGAAAAGGGCAGTGCAAATGTGCTTCTTATTCAGGGTGCAACATTTACTCAAAATTCAGCAACAGAGCTGACAGTTGATGATCACTTTAGCAATAGAGGTCAATTCTCAGATCCAATAATCAATAAGGATAATTCAATTATTTCTCCACTAGTTATTCAAGAGCAGTACAATAAAATTAAGAGTAGTAGAACTAGGTATGGAAAGAGTGAGTTTATTCTAGATGCACCATATATCCAAAGCCAAGACGCAGCGTCTGACATGATGGAATGGATTGTATCAAAAGTCATGAAACCAAGGGTATCTCTCGGAATAAAGGTGTTTCCAAACTCAATGATTCAGTTAGGAGATCTGGTACAAGTAGATTATCAAGACATAGACGGAAATGATTTGATTGTAAGCTCTGACAAAAGGTTTGTAGTTTACAATATTGAGTACACACGAACACCAGCAGGACCAGATATGACAGTATACTTAAGTGAGGTGGTTTAGTTATGGTATCCGCAGTTCCAGATTTACCAACGCCATCAGCTGCAACCTCTGCAGCTGTAAAAGAAGCAACGCCAGATATCGTTGTAGATGCTGACTATATTCGCAGAAATTCTGCTTTAGAGGTTAATGAGACACTTACAAACCTATACTTTGAACAGATAGCTGCCCAAGAAATTATTAACATATCTAGACACGATACTGTAAATGGGCAGACAGCATCTTATCAACCAATCAAAAATCTTTCTCAGCTAGCAATTCAGTATGGACCACAGTCTATCATTCCAGTACAAAATTCATCTAAAGCGTACTTCAATAACTTTGCAATTAAGCTAGAGGACTACCTACCAAATGAGGGTAATGGGCTTGGAGGACTATACATTTATGTAGACCAAAACAACTCTATCGTTATAGAGCTAGTTGGACTAGCAGAAGATGAGCAGGTAGAATTACAAATATTAAGTGCAGGAGACATTATTAATGATACAATATACTAGAGGTTCTTATGATAACTAATACTGGAAAAGACATTCTTGCCAAATACCTAATAGGCAATGTACCGTCGTACGCTTCTTACTTGGCATTTGGCTGCGGAAAGGCTCCTCTAGGGGCATCGGATAGCTTTAATACTGCAGAGTACGAGACTAAGCAATCTTTAGACTTTGAAATGTTTCGTTCACCGATTATATCAAAAGGCTATGTTACTCAAAATGTATTAGATGTTAATGGAGATGTCACTTTAGACGTGAACGGAAATCCTATACAGTATACAGAGGTAGTCTTTACCTCTGAGCTGCCAACCGCAGAAAGATATGAGATTACAGAGATCGGCGTATACTCTGCTGGAACAAATCCTGTAACCAGTCTAAACCAAAGCAGCAACATCTACACATTTACTAACTCTGAAAACTGGGAGTATCATACGGAGACATCTGCTACAGATATTCCAGTACACCCACAAGACCTATATAAGCTAGCAGATGGAACAACACCAGTGGGCGCTCTTGAGACAAGCATTAATGTTGTCGAAAAAGTTTTCCAGGCAAATGCCGACGATGTTGTTTTAGATAACGGAACAAGAACTGGAAGAAACGAAAGGCCTAGATTCTTAAATAGCTCAATCTTCATGAGGGGAGACTCTAGTTCTGTTTATGGTTCTGGAGATAATATCTACATAGATAATGATCCACTTAGCGTAGACTATAATCCAAATCACATTCACCTCAATGGCACCATTGTTAATCTAGATAAGTACTCTGCCAAAGATGAGCTAAGGTTAGCATTTTCTGTAGTAAACAAGGATGCCGATAGCTCAGCACCAACAGATGTAAAAATAATTGTGGAATTTTCAACTCCAGAGGGTGGAGCCTCTCAGCAGTATGCAAGATTTAAGACACACCTGACAGCAGTAGATAATGACTTTACCAATAATAGGTACTTTGTTGTGAGCAAAAAGCTTGAAGAGCTAGACAAGAGTGCTGAGTTTTCTTGGCAAGGAGCCAGTGTAGTAAAGGTCTATGCCTCTGCTATAGATGGCGGGTCACCATCTTCTGACTACTATGTTGTTTTAGATGCAATGAGAATCGAAAATCTCAATTCAATAAGTCCAGTCTATGGACTAACTGGATACACAGTTACTAAAACTGATAATGGACTTCCAATTACAAAGTCTCCAAATACTGCAAACTTGGTAGAGTTTAGATTTTCGATGGATGTTCAGTAATGGCAGATTCGGGAATTAAAAAGATTGTCATCAAGCAATCAGATTTGCCACCAATAAATTATGATGAGGGTAAGTATGTTCTTAGATTTAGGATAGTCTCTGAAGATAAGAACAGAACCTCTCACTGGTCACCACAATACCTTCTGGGGCCTAAGGCTCTCGAGCTAGTAGATAATAGCGGAATATCTCTTGCCAGTGGAAATGGCATGATTAATGTTTCTTGGGATACAGAGCCAGGATCAACACAGTCTTACGATGTTTGGGTTGCTTGGGGTTCTAATCCTGGTAGTACTGGTATTCCAGAATACAAAGCTACAGTTTCTGGTAACTACATTACACTACCAATTCCTTCTGGGAAAGTATCTGCTCAGGTATTTATTCAAAATCTGTCAGTACCTAGAACATCAGTTTTGCCATCCCTAGTAATTGCTCAGACTGGTATAGAAGACCTGAATGTGGTATAATTAATCTATGGCTATTATTCCACTACCAGAACGAGGACAACCTCTAGATCTTGCATATGTCTACCAGTTAGCTAATGCTATTAATGATTTATCAGCAAGCGTTATTCCTTCTTCAGCGAAGTATACAACACTAGACACTCCTACTGGAAAGCAAAGTATTCGTACGTCAGATGCCAAGGTTCTAGGTGGAATCATTCCAGTTGCGAATAACAGTATTATTACTGCTGGAAATGAAAAGTCTTTTTTCTATGATTTCCCCGCAGACTTTAAGTATTCGCCAGTAGCCACAGCTACTCTGGTTAACGTGGGTGGCACTCCAGCTGGTAAGGACGTCTCAGTTATCCTGACATCAATCACTACGTCTAGAGTTGAAGGCTTAGTAAGGTTTGGAACTTCTGGTGAAGTATCTGTATCCGTAAATGTCATTGCTATAGGTATTCCGAACTAATAGGTAGTCATGGCACCCAATCCAAAGCGTGGATATAGGACTAGGGAAGAGTATAACTCTGCTCCAATAATTCCTGGTAATAAAAAAGTTTGGTTCTTAAATGGAGACCTTGTGAGATCTCATCACATTAACCGTTCAAATGGAATCATGTCTGTTTATAATATTATACACGATAGGATTGAAAGTTGTCTTATCGGAGACTTTAAGAAAAATAGAGAAAGAGCCTACACTGTAGGAGAGGCTGCAGACCTTGTCAATAGGCACAAGAAATATATGCCACAGCTAGTTAAGCGTGGGGTGATCCCAGGACCAACTGGATCTCAAAAGGGCGGCAATACAGCCTGGCAAGTAAGAAGTTACTATTCTGAGTCACAAGTAAAAGAGATTCGTGATATACTAGCTACCTATCACATGGGAAGACCTCGAAACGATGGCTTGATTACAAACGACATAACGCCATCATTGCAAGAGTTGACAAGGCGCATGGGTGATGGTATACTGACTTATACTAGAACAGAAGATGGGAGATTCATTCCAGTTTGGTCTGAATCAATTTAAGAGAAAGAACAGGGTATGAATAACGAAGAGACAAAGGTTAGGGTAGCACTAGGCTACACGCTTAATCTAGGAAATTTTCAATCACTACGTATTGACCTAGAGGTAACTGATAACAAGCGTGAAGGTGAAAATACTGAGCAGGCATTTGCTAGGGTGTATGAGTTTGTAGAGAATAAGCTTTCGGACAAAGTCAAGGAAGCCTCGGCTGAGCTAGAAGATAAGTAATGGCAGACCGCAAGGAGCGGTTTGCCTTGCTAAGCAGATACAGTAAGCTACATACTGCAAAGTTTGAAGCAAAGCCGCAAGTAAATTTAAATGTAGAGCAGTGGGCAGCAGATGCTTTAGTTGACTCTTATGGTTTACAAGATTGCTACGATCTGCTAGAATATTACTTTAGTGTTGCACCAAATCCAAATTGGAAATATTTTGCAAACTACGCACATCAAATTATAGAACGTCAAAACCAGTACAAACAAGATCTAGTCGAACGCCAACAGCGTAGACAACAAGCGAAGAAGTGGTTAAGTGAGTAATACAGAAGATAAGCTAATAACAGCGGTACTTAAGGACAAGCAAGTCCATGTACTACTGCAAGCAAACGTTGACAACATCCTGAGTAGCCATTCAGATATATGGCAGTTTATCAGAACTTATTTTGAGAAGAATGGTGGAACACCACCACTAGACCTTGTTGTAGATAAGTTTAGAGACTTTTCCCCAACCGAGGGCGTTGGTGCAACCAAGTATCATCTAGAAGAGCTCCAGGCTGAGTACATGAATAATAGCCTTAAGGAAGTTCTTAGGACAGCAGCAGCAGACATTCAGCTAAACAAGTCTGCAGAAGCTCTAGAAACACTTATATCCAAAACAGCAGAGCTAAAGAAAGGCTCAGCTGCTATTCGAGATATTGATGCTACAGATCTAGAATCCGCAGTAGCATATTATGAAAAACAAAAAGAACTAGCTGAATTAGGTGTAACTGGAATTAAGACTGGTCTTCCAGGTTTTGATGACTATTTGCCAGCAGGAATTATGCCAGGTCAGCTTGGTGTCTTCCTTGCTTATCCAGGTATTGGTAAGTCTTGGCTATCCCTATACTTTGCTGTACAGGCATGGAAGCAGGGAAAGTCTCCAATGGTCGTAAGCCTTGAGATGAGCGAGACAGAAGTGCGTAACCGAGTATTTACAATTATGGGCGAGGGCCTATTCTCACACCGCAAGCTAAGTGCTGGGCAGGTGGATATCGATGACCTAAAGAGATGGCACAAAGATAAAGTTGTTGGCAAACCAGAGTTTCACATTATCTCTAACGACTCTGGTGGCGAAGTAACGCCGTCTGTTCTTAGAGGAAAGATTGACCAGTATAAGCCAGACTTCATCATTGTTGACTATCTACAGCTGATGTCTCCTAATCAAAAGGCAGACAGTGAGACTGTTCGTATGAAGAACCTTTCTCGTGAACTAAAGCTCATGGCTATCTCTGAGGAAGTTCCTATCATAGCTATCTCCTCAGCGACTCCAGATGACGTTACAAAGCTAGATACTGTGCCAACCCTAGGTCAGACTGCCTGGAGCCGTCAGATTGCTTATGACGCCGACTGGGTTATGGCTCTAGGACGAGGACCAAACTCCGATGTTATTGAGTGTGTATTTAGAAAGAACCGTAACGGATTTATGGGGGAATTCTTTGTGCAAGCTGATTTTGATAAAGGCTACTATAAGTACCGAGATTTTGAAGATAACTAGTATAATTGTTACATGAGTTATGTACATCATAAACCAATAAAGAAATTTGGTCTAAGTGGAATCATTCACGATGACTCTCAGATTGTCCGTCTAAAGGCAGAGTACGTAAGGTTGCTTTGGACTAGCATGAGAATGTCTGGATACGTTCCAAGATTGGATATTGACTTAGACTTCACAACAAGCTATAATGAAAAAGCAAGATACTTTCAGTTTGAAATATCTGTATATGGAATTTACGTAGGGAAAAGAAAAAGCGAATGGATACTAGGAATAGACGGGTCAAAGGTGATACATACTCACCAGATCAAATCAAACGAGTTCTCACAGGTTCAGGCCTCACAGTAGAGACCGAGATTGATACTGACTACATCCTTTTTTGTCCATTTCACCCAAACCATAGAACACCAGCTGGAGAAGTAGACAAGTTTAAGGGTACATTCTTCTGTTTTTCTTGCCACCACGTAGCAAGCCTTGTGGAGCTTGTCATGCATGCAACAGCCAGAACCTACTTTGAGTCTGTTAGGTTTATTAAGACTAGAGAGCAGCAAACAAATATTGAAACTGATGTCAATAAGGCTTTGATTATCAAGCCAGACTACGTACCTTACGACAAGGATACAATCATAAGGCTGGGTGAAGAAGCTCTTATTAATGACAGAGCTGTCTCATACTTTGCTGGCAGACAGATCACAAAAGAATCAATGGCCAAATTTAAGCTTGGATACTCTGAAAAGCAAGATATGGTAACTGTGCCAGTTTCAGCACCTGACGGAACCCCCGTTGGTTTTGTTGGAAGGTCTGTAGAGGGCAAGGTATTCAAAAATACTCCAGGCCTGCCAAAAGCAAAAGTTCTCTTTAACCTACACAGAGTGAAAAATGAAGATAGTGTCTATGTGGTAGAATCTTCTTTCGATGCAATTAGGTTAGATCAGTGTGGTATACCAGCAGTAGCTACACTAGGCGCAAACGTTTCAAACTTTCAAATAGACTTGCTAAAAAAATACTTCAATAACATTTATGTTGTTGCAGACAATGATGAGGCAGGCGGTAACATGAAGACTAGAATATATGAAAAGCTAAGCTCTCGTGTAACCGTGATTCAACTAGATAAACAATACAAAGATATAGGTGAGATGAATGATGAAGACATCAGAAACATAGAGATGTCATTTGACAAATCAATATCAGCTATGCTACAATAAACAAACACAAAACAGGAGAAAATAAATGAGTGTAATTAAAGGGCTAAAAGATATCAACGCACTACTTGATAAGCCAAAGTACGAAGGATCTGGAACAAAGGTCCGCTGGGTAAAGCTAGCAGATGGTCAGTCAGCAAAGATTCGCTTTGTTGAGGAGCTAGATGCAGACTCAGCACACTACGATGAGTCACGAGGATTGTCTGTTGTAATTTCACAGCACACTAATCCAAAGGACTACAAGCGCATGGCAGCTTGTACTCAGGAATCTGAGGGCCGCTGCTTTGCTTGTGAGATGTCTCGTAAAGAGCCAAAGGCTGGATGGCGTTCAAAGCTACGTTTCTATTGCAACGTAGTGATTGACGACGGTCTAGAGGAACCATACGTAGCTGTATGGTCACAGGGGGTTAGCAAGCAGTCTGCATTCAACACTATTCGTGAGTATGCTCTAGAGACTGGAAGCATCTCCAATCTTACTTGGAAGCTAAAGCGTAATGGCCAGGGAACTGAGACCAACTACACACTAATTCCAACTGGACCAGATACAGAGCCACATGACTGGGGTTCTGCTGAGTTCTTCAACCTAGAAAAGGTTGTCCGTGAGGTACCTTACCCAGAGCAGGAAGCTTTCTACCTTGGGTTTGATGCACCATCTGTAACTTCTACCAACATCGACTGGTAGGGGCTAGGGTTGAGCTATAACGGTTTACACGTTCACACACATTTCTCACTCTTCGACGGTATCGCCACCCCAGAAGAGTACCTTAGCCGTGCTAAAGAACTTGGCATGTCTTCCCTTGCAATCACTGACCACGGTTCGCTATCTGGACACAGAGAGTTTTACCGCATTGCTAAGGAAAAAGGTATCAAGCCAGTACTGGGTATTGAGGGTTATATAACTAATGATAGAAAAGATCAGCGTGCTAACGATGTACGCGATGGATTACTAGACCTAGTATATAACCACGTCATTGTGCTTGCAAAGAATCGTGTTGGACTAGAAAACCTAAACAAGCTCAACGAGATTGCGTGGACAGAAGGCTTCTTCAAGAAACCACGCTTCGACTATGAGGTTCTAGAGAAGTACTCAGAGGGACTTATTGTCCTTTCTGGGTGCCTCTCTGGTGCCCTAGCGAAAGCTATCGAGGCTGAAGAGCTTGCAGAAGCTAAGCGAATTATTGAGTGGCACAAGCGTGTATTCAAAGACGACTTCTACATTGAAGTAATGCCACACAATCCCCCAGAGGTAAACAAGCAGCTGCTTGATCTAGCAGATAAATACCAGGTAACTCCAATTGTTACTCCAGACTGCCACCACTCTGATAAGGGGCAGAAAGAGATTCAAGAGCTAAAGCTGATTCTAAACAGCTACTCTAATAAGGTAGAAAAAGGTGCTACCTACGAAAAGTCTTTAAAGCATGATAACCTAATGGATAGGCTTGACTATCTGTATGGAGAAAGACAAATAACCTTTACCAAGTTTGACATTCATTTGCTATCAGACGAAGAGATGCGATCAGCTATGCTGGCGCAGGGCATCGATAGAGAAGATATGTATGCAGCAACTCAAGAGGTATCGGATAAGGTTGAGGATTATGATATTCAAGACCACCTAGATCTGCTTCCAGTACAGTATCAGGAACCAGACAAAGAACTCTACGAGCTAGCAGTTGCTGGCCTCAAGGAGCGAGGAATCCATACAGACGAGTACCTAGCTAGGCTAGACGAAGAGCTAAAGATTATTCAGGATAAGAACTTTGGCCCATACTTCCTTGTTGTTAGATCCATGATTGCATGGGCTAAAAAAGAAGGCATCATGGTAGGGCCAGGTCGTGGATCTGCTGCAGGCTCACTTCTATGCTATGCACTAGGGATTACCGATATTGATCCTATTGTCCATGGACTGCTTTTCTTTAGGTTTATTAACCCAGAACGTAATGACTTTCCAGATATCGACACCGACATTCAGGATTCAAGGCGTGATGAGGTAAAGGATTATCTAGTTAGACAGTACAAGCACGTAGCATCTATTGCAACATTTCTAAAGTTTAAAGATAAAGGCGTTGTAAGGGATATCGCACGTGTTCTCAACATTCCTCTAACAGATGTAAACAAGGTTATGAAGGTTATTGACACCTGGGAAGACTACTGCAGGTCAAAGCAAGCAGCATGGTTCCGAGAGAAGTATCCAGAGATTGAGCGTTACGGAGAACAGCTTCGTGGTAGAATTCGTGGTACAGGAATTCACGCCGCAGGTGTTGTTACATCTAAGTCACCTATCTTTAAGTATGCTCCACTAGAAACCAGAACAGCTCCAGGAACCAAGGAGCGTATTCCAGTTGTAGGTGTAGACATGGAAGAGGCAGAGCGTATTGGCCTTATTAAGATTGATGCTCTTGGTCTTAAGACACTCAGTGTTCTTAAAGACACTCTAACCACTATAGAGCAGCGTGAGGGCAAGAAGATTGACCTCCTATCTGTAGACATGGAAGACTCAAAAGTCTATCAGATGCTCTCTGACGGCTTTACAAAGGGTGTTTTTCAGTGTGAGGCAACCCCATATACAAACTTGCTCGTAAAGATGGGTGTAAAGAACTTTGCAGAGTTAGCTGCTTCTAACGCTCTAGTTCGTCCAGGAGCTATGAATACTATTGGCAAGGATTATATCCTTCGTAAGCATGGTAAGCAAAACATTGCATATCACCACCAAGTGATGAAGGCATTCACAGCAGAGACTTATGGTTGTATCCTTTACCAGGAGCAGGTAATGCAGGCTTGTACAGAGCTAGGTGGAATGTCTATGGCAGAAGCTGATAAAGTTCGTAAGATTATTGGTAAGAAAAAAGATGCTAAAGAGTTTGATCAGTTTAAGGATAGGTTTGTCAAGGGTGCCTCCCAGTTTATGTCTCCAAACTCTGCCACAGAGCTATGGACAGACTTTGAGGCTCACGCAGGGTATTCGTTTAATAAGTCACATGCGGTAGCCTACTCTACACTTTCTTACTGGACAGCATGGCTAAAAGCATACTACCCACTAGAGTTTATGTACTCAATGCTAAAGAATGAAAAGGATAAGGATGCTCGTACGGAGTACCTTATTGAGGCAAAGAGAATGGGGATTAGCATTAAGTTGCCACATATTAATGACTCAGATGCTGACTTTAAGATTGAAGGCAAGGGTATCAGGTTTGGAATGACAGGAATTAAGTATATTTCAGATAACATCGCTGCTAAGTTTATCGAGAAGCGACCATTTAGTTCCTATGCAGAGCTAGAAGAGTTTACATTTAGTAAAGGCAGTGGGGTTAATAGCCGAGCCCTATCTGCTCTAAAGCTTGTTGGGGCAGCTACCTTTCAAGATAATCCAAGGAATGATCAGGAGATCAGGGAGAATCTTTATGACTACCTAAACCTACCAGAATTTAACATTTCTGTTCCTCAGCACTTCTACGCATTTATTAATGACGTAGACGAGTTTGAGGAAAAGGGGTCATATGTTCTGATGGGTATGGCAAAGTCAATCAAGAGAGGGCCAGGATGGTCAAGGGTAGAGATCTTAGATAAGACAGGAAGCGTGGGGATATTTGATGAAGAGCAAACCACAGTTGAGCCAGGTCGCACGTATTTGCTACTGGCTAGCGATAACAGGATTGTTAGTCATATTCAGATAGACGACTTGGGTAAGGTAGAGTCATCCCTAGTAAAATACCTAAACTATAAGCAGCTTCCCTATAAGGATGATGAGATGTATGTCGTATCATTTAAGCCAAGGGTAACAAAGGCAGGAAAGAAGATGGCATCTATGACAGTAGCTGACACATCTAGAGAGTTACATTCAATCACAGTATTCCCTACAACGTTTGCAAAGGCTTACATGAAAATTAAAGAGGGTAACGCATACAACTTTTCTTTTGGAAAGACTAAAGACGGAACAGTTATTTTGGAGGACATAAATGACAACAATTGATGAAGCACTATCGCTACTAGATCCTAAGATTAGAAAGCGCCTAGGCCCTGCTGTGGGCATTAAAACAGAGTTTCAGCCTACTCCTAGCCCAGGGCTAAATAAGGCTTTAGGGGGCGGCCTGCCATATGGTAGGCAGGTTTTGCTGTGGGGAAGCAAGTCAAGTGCAAAGTCATCTCTTTGCCTGCAGACAATTGGTCTAGCACAAAAAGAAGGTAAGCTATGCGCTTGGGTAGATGCTGAGATGTCTTATGACGAAGAGTGGGCCCAAAAGCTTGGGGTAGATACTTCTCAGCTAATTTACTCGGAGGCAAGAAGCATTAATGACATGGTTGATGTAACAGTTGCTCTCCTGCACGCAGGGGTAGATCTAATCGTCATTGACTCAATCAGCTCACTGCTACCAGCGGTATACTTTGAGAAAGACTCCACTGAGCTAAAAGATCTAGATAAGACTAAGCAGATTGGTGCAGAGTCTAAAGACCTAAAGCATGCATGGATGATGATTAACTATGCAAACAACCAGGAGAAGCCATCACTAATTATTGCTATCTCCCAAGCACGAAATAACATTACACCAACCTATACTCAGGCTGTGCCTACTGGAGGAAATGCCACACAGTTCTTCTCATCGACTATTGTAAAACTTTTCTCATCATCATCTGATGGACAGGCTATTAAAAAGAAGATTAAGGTAGGAGACAAGCTTATTGAACAAAAGGTAGGCCGCAAGGTGCGCTGGGATGTTCTTAACTCAAAAACATCTGCTCCTGGAGAGTCTGCAGAGTATGACTTCTACTTTAAGGGTGACATGATTGGTATTGATGAGGTCGGAGATCTTGTTGATACAGCAGAGATGAACGGTTATGTAGAGCGCACAGGAGCTTGGTACCTACTGCCAGACGGAAACAAGGTACAGGGAAGAGACGGATTCATTGACTACGTAAGGGAAAACAAGGATTTTCAGGAAGAACTGAGGGCAAAACTTAATGGCTAAGTATTCTATTTACCATGGACAGTTCCGCTGCCATGTTTGTAAGGCTGAAGTCACCACTATTAGGCACTATCCAGAAGCCAAGCAGCTAACTTGGATGTGCTCAGAAAAGCACCTATCCGAGGTCAGCCTAAATCCAAAGAAAAAGAAAGCTGACTTCATTAATGAGTGAGCGTGGAGAGATAAAGCGTCTTAACGCCCAGGGGATCAAGAACTCTGGCAGAGGAAATAAGAAGGGTGATGCTACTTGGGAAAACTTTACAGTTGACTTTAAGGAGTATCCAAAGGGGTTTACAGTAAACCAAGATAATTGGGCAAAAGCTGTGACCGATGCCTTGCGTAATGGGAACGATCCTGCTATAGTAGTAGTATTGGGTGAAACACATCGCAAAACAAGATTAGCAATAATTGAATTAGAATTACTAGAACAACTTATAGAAGAGAGCAATGCATAATGAAAACACTATATCTAGACATTGAGACAACACCGATTAAAGCTTATGTGTGGGGCCTTTGGGACCAGAACGTAAGTATTGACCAGATCATAGAGCCCACCGAGATGCTATGCTTTGGCGCTCGTTGGAAAGGTACAAAGAAGGTTATCTTTAAGTCTGTACACCACGATGGTAAGAAGGCAATGCTACAAGAGCTACACAAGCTAATGGAGGAAGCAGATGTCCTAGTTGGTTGGAACTCAGCAGCCTTTGATCACAAGCACATCAACAGAGAGTTCTTGGAGAATGGTATGGCACCTCCATCAACCGTTAAGGACCTAGACCTAATGAGCGTTGTGAAGGCTAACTTCCAGTTCCCTTCTAATAAGCTAGATTATGTAGCACAAAAGCTCGGTGTAGGTGCAAAGGTAAAGCACTCAGGGTTTAAGCTATGGATCAATTGTATGGCAGGCGACCCTAAGGCCTGGGTAGAGATGAAGAAATACCAGATTCAAGATGTAAATCTGCTAGTTGATCTGTATGACATTCTACTTCCATGGTTTGTTGGCAAAGCTACTGTTACTAGCAAAGACAAGCAAAACATAGTGAATGGTGAGCCTATGGTATAATTAAACCATGGAAAAATTTACCGCTCCAGGCATGTGGGACTACTTGTCAGAGGATAAGTCCCAGTATAATGAAGACATTCCAATCTACGTTACAAAGCCATTTTCTAATGAGCAAGTAGATAGTCTAGAATCGATATTTAAAACATTGCTAGCTTCTGAGCCAGAGTTCTACTTGGTACCAGGAGGGCAGGAAGAGTATCGAGGCAAAAACTGGTATGATCCAAAGAAGGTAGTCCACATGTCTAGGGAGATGGTAGAGTTTGAAGCTCCAAAAGAAATTGAATCTGTAATGGATTCATACGTCAAAAAGCTATATAGCGAAGACTTGAGGCTGTGCCATTACAGCTATATCGACTATGACCCCAGACACGGTGAGGGAAAGTTTCTTCCATCACTTCCACCACACATAGATAATACAAATACTATTTTAACATTCAACTACATGCTTGATGGAAATATAGATTGGGATATTTATGTAGATGAAAAACCATACAATCTTAAAAAGGGCGATGCCCTAATATTTAGTGCAATTAACCAGCCACACTTTAGGCCAAAAAGAAAGTGGCAAGAGGGCGAGTTTGTTAAAATTTTAACATTTGACTATTCACCCTTGAATGACTGGAGGTTCTTAAAGCAAGACTATCCCCTAGATCCAGTAAAGTTTCAGGATAGGGTCCAGGAGTATCTGTCTAAACTATCGGAACACCCCAAGATGCAAAAATCTTGGACTCTTTACAACGAGCTGGGCCTTAAGCAGGGCATACCAGCAGAGATACATGGAATTCTTAAGGAGAATGCATAATGGACTACAACCAACCTAACGTTATTGTGGATAAAATATTTACAGATGACGAGATTAGTCAAATATACGATCATATTAATAATACCCCAAAAGATAGACAACAGGTTATGAGGATCTTCTCTCATAAGGCCTATCACAGTTGGATGCCAGAAAACATTGTAGAGTCTATAACAAAAGCAGCGCAGTCTACAACAGATAGAAAGATTGTTCTAGGCGAGTTATCTTTCGCCAGGTATGCGATATTTGAGGAAGACCTTCCAGTACAACTACCACCACATTGGGACGAGGTATTTAGAGAACCACGCCTCACATTTGACATTCAGCTAGGTTCAAATAGAGACTGGCCAATTGTTGTTGAGGGCAGGGAGTACACACTAAAGGACAACCAGGCACTTACTTTTTCTGGAACTAATCAAATCCATTGGAGAACAAAGACAAACTTCTCTGACGGTGAATTCGTAGACATGATCTTCGCACACTTTTACGCAGAAGATGCTGTACAAGGTGAACTCGGGCCAAATCCACTAAAAGAAATAGATGGAAAGTGGAGCCTAGACATGACAGCAATGGGAGAACATGATATACTTATGTACAACAAAAGAACTCATTGGGAAAATACATATAACGAAAGTAAGTGATGACAGATAAGACAACTCTAGAATCAGTAAATGGCCTTGCAGAGATTGCAGACTTTATGCAAGACGAAGAGCTAACTCAGGCTCTTACTATGGTGGCCAAGCTAATTCTAAAACCAGATATTCCAATTCAGGTAGCTACCATTGAAATTGTTAGGCTACAGGCTATTGCAGCAAAGATGTCACTAAAGGCCACATGGATGGTAAACGTAGATAAGGGAGATAGAGCTAAGAAGAATATATACTTTACAACAGCAGAGGCAGTTAATGACCTAGTTGCTGCACTAAAGTACATAGCTCGATAAATTATGATGGCAAAGAATCTATTAAATCAGGTTATGCTTAAGGCTAGCCAAGAGAAGAAGTCTTTTTTAAACAATAAAGAGCTTATCGAAAAAATAAACTCTGGGTATACGGTAAAGCGTGTACCAAGGCATACTCAGAAAAAGACCTTCGCACCGTCAACAGTAGCCTATGGACATGGAGAATGCCCAAGATACTGGTACATAGCTTTTGATGGGGCAGAGTTTGCAGATAGCGCAGATGCCTATGGCGCTGCTAACATGACTGCTGGTACCAAGTCTCATGACAGAATCCAAGAAGCTATGGGCAACGTAGAAGACTTTCTTGTTGATTCTGAGTTCAAGATTACTCATAACGATCCGCCAATCTTTGGGTTTGGCGATGTTCTGCTTAACTGGGATGGCAAAGAGCTTCTAGGTGAGATCAAGACAATGCCACAAGAAGGTTTTGAGTATCGAAAAGCAGCGGGTAAGCCAAAGCTAGGCCACCTAGTACAGCTGCTAATATATATGAAGATTCTAAATAAGACAGAAGCTGTTCTTATTTATGAAAACAAAAATAATCATGAGTTGCTCATCCTACCAGTTGAGCTAAATGACTATTATAAGAAGTGGGTAGACGGCACATTTGACTGGCTAAGATCAGTTCGCAAGGCATGGACAGATAGGACCCTGCCTGAAAAGAACTACAGATCTAACTCCAGAATTTGCAAGACTTGTCCTGTAAAGGCAACTTGCGATGTCGCTGGTAAGGGAGACATTAAACTACTATCTCTGGAGCCAATAGATGAAAAACAAGCATTGCCAATGGTGTGATCATACCTTTCAATCAGATATTTCTTATCAGATTTACTGTTCTGCAGAATGCAGAGAGCAGGCAACTAGAGAAAAAATCTCTGCCAGGTATAACCAAACACGAAGATCACGTCGCAAAGGCAAGGACAGGCCATGCAAGTCATGTGGCAAACAGCTATCCATATACAACGACAGTGATCTGTGCGAGAACTGCCCAGCTGACCCCAGAGATATTAAAGGGGCTCTAAGAGACATCAGAAGGTTGCAAAATGGCAAGGAATAAACTATTTTCTGTAGATGCTAGTACTAACAGCATGGCCTTCGCAGTCTTTGACGGAGAAGATCTTATAGCACATGGCAAGATAAACTTTGAAGGATCTTCGGTTTACGCAAGGGTAGCAGATGCAGCACGTAAGTGTAGGGCATTCTTTGACCAGTTCCCTGAGGTCAAAAACCTAGTTATTGAGCATACTGTATTTATGAATAGTCCAAAGACAGCTGCAGACTTAGCTCTAGTGCAAGGAGCCCTATTAGGAGCTGCTGCACAATCTGGTATTGTTATCGCAGGCGCAGTAAATCCAATTGCATGGCAGAGCTATCTGGGTAATAAAAAGATGACTAAGAGCGAACAGTTCGATCTTACAAAACAGTTTCCAGGCAAGTCAAAGACGTGGTATAAAAACAAAGAGCGTCAGGTAAGAAAGCAAAGAACAATTAACCTTGTTAAGATTAACTATGATAGAGATATCTTAGACGATGATATTGCCGATGCTGTTGGAGTAGGGCACTATGCCCTGTATAACTGGAATAAGGTGGTTGACAAGAATGGCTAAGTCTGCTAAACTATATACAAATGAATTGTGGTTAAAGAAACGTTTCCACATGGACAAAAAGACACCAGAACAGATTGCCCTAGAGTGTGGTGTAAGCGTAGAAACAATCTATGTTTATCTAGCCAAGTTTGGGCTTAGAAAGTCGAGAAGATAATGGGAAGACGTAAAAAAGTAGTAGTAGCCCCCAGTGGATTGACAACAGTTCCATACATGGAAGTTAATGGGTTTCCCATTGAAGCTGGAGATATCGTCAAGGTAAAGGGCGAGTATGGTGTTAAGTTTAAGTTTGTAGGAATCACAACTAATGAGCGAACTGGGTCAGAATGGGTAGACTGCTTCGAAATCTTTAGGGGTAAGGCACAGCAGTTCCGTGCATTTAAGGAAGACCGTATTAAGCGTATTCCACAGAAGGGGAAGAGGGCCAAGCGTGTCATTTGAAGACCTTACAGTAGAGCATCTTGATCAAGTAAACAAGGTAGTTGAAAAATACTTGGCAGGAACCCCAGAGACTCAGATCTCTAAGGAGCTTGCAATCCCCAGGCAAAAGGTTGTGGGGTACATCAACGAGTGGCGTGCCATGGCATCTGACAACGCAGCTATTCGTGCAAGAGCAAAAGAAGCTTTGGTAGGTGCAGACACCCACTACAGCAAGCTAATCCAAAAAGCCTATGAAGTAATAGATGAGGCTACTATGGCTTCAGACTTAAGGTCAAAAAACTCTGCTATTAAGCTTGTTATGGACCTAGAGCGTACAAGAATCGATATGCTACAGAAGGCAGGTCTCCTGGAGAATAAAGAGCTCGCCGAGGAGATGATGGCTATTGAGGATAGGCAGGCAACTCTGATCGCTATCCTAAAAGATATTGCTGCAGAGCATCCAGAGATTCGAGATGAGATCATGCGAAGGTTGTCCTCAGCAACTAAGCCTGGAGAAACTGTCACGGTAGTAAGTGGTGAATAATGTTTGATGATTTTCTAGAAGCACTTAAGTCTGATGTATTTGAAGAGATTCCTGTAGATGCTAAGACATTTGTAGAAGGTGAAGACTTCCTTGGCCAGCCACCACTATCACAGGTACAATACGATATCGTCGAGGCCATGAGCCAGATCTATAAGCTAGAAGACCTAGTAGAGCTTATGGGGGCAGATGCAGGCAGTAAGTACTATAAGAAGTATACAAAGAATGAGGTTATCCTTCAGCTTGGAAAAGGTAGTGGAAAAGACTTTACGTCAACCGTAGCCTGTAGCTATATTGTTTACAAACTTCTATGTCTTAAAGACCCTGCTAAGTATTTTGGCAAGCCATCTGGGGATGCCATCGATATTATTAACGTAGCTATTAACGCACAGCAAGCAAAGAACGTTTTCTTTAAAGGATTTAAGTCTAAGATCGAAAGATCACCTTGGTTCGCAGGAAAGTTTTATGCCAAGGCAGACAGCATTGAGTTTGATCACTCCATAACCGTGTACTCAGGTCACTCGGAAAGGGAGTCTCACGAGGGTCTAAACCTTATTCTGGCAGTACTTGACGAGATCTCTGGGTTTGCCCAAGAGGTGGGTACTGGTAATGACCAGGGTAAGACTGCTGACAATATATATAAAGCTTTCCGTGCATCCGTTGACTCAAGATTCCCTGACTTGGGCAAGGTAGCTCTGCTTTCCTTTCCACGTTTCCCAGGAGACTTTATATCTCAGAGATATGACGATGTAATTGCCGAGAAAGAGATCATAACTAAGACTCATAAGTTTGTTATGAATCCAGAACTGCCAGAAGATGCAGAGGGCAATAGCTTAGAGATTAGCTGGGATGAAGATACTATTGTAAACTACAAGTATCCTGGCGTATTTGCATTAAAGAGGCCAACCTGGGTGGTTAATCCAACACGTAAGGTAGATGACTTTAAATTAGCTTTCTATACAGACATGGGTGATGCGATGCAGCGTTTTGCATGTGTTCCAACATTTGCATCAGACGCATTCTTCAAGCAGCGCGAGAAGGTCAGGGCATGCATGACCGTACGTAACCCTATAGACAGCTCCAAGAGATTTGACGAAACATTTAAGCCAGATCCAGACAAGGTTTACTATGTACATGCTGACCTTGCACAAAAGCATGACAAGTGTGCTGTAGCTATTGCCCACGTAGAAAAGTGGGTATCTGTTCAAGTAATGAAAGACTATGAGCAGGTAGTGCCTATGGTAGTCGTAGATGCTGTTGTATACTGGGAGCCTAGGATAGAAGGGCCTGTAAACCTATCTGAGGTAAAGCAGTGGATCCAGAATCTTCGCAGACAAGGCTTTAATATTGGCATGGTCTCCTTTGACCGATGGCAGTCATTCGATATTCAGAACGAGCTAAAGTCTGTCGGTATGAGGACAGAGACAGTTTCTGTAGCTAAGAAGCATTATGAAGATATGGCTATGCTAGTGTACGAGGAGAGGCTAGCCATGCCTGCTATTGAGCTGCTGTTTGAAGAGCTAACAGAACTAAAGATTGTTAAGCAGAACAGGGTTGACCACCCCAGAAAGCTCTCCAAGGACCTTGCAGATGCTGTTTGTGGTGCAGTGTTTGGTGCTATCTCTCATACACCTAAAAACATTAATCAAGAGGTAGAGGTTCATACTTTTAGGGATAGACCAAAAGATCCTATTGAAGAAAGTTCTAAAAACGTGATACAATATAAGCCCAGTAAAGAAAAAATTGAAGAGTATCTATCTCAATTTGACGTAATTTAGAGAGTGGTGGTTAGGTGTCATTGCCGATTACCATTGTCTATTTTTCCAATTACTCGGAAAACACTAAGAGATTTGTAGAAAGGCTAACCAGTGCAGGAGTTCGTATTCCAACTAAGCCTAGCGATGCTAGGGACTTCGTTGTGGGTAGTGAGTATGTATTGGTCTTTCCGACTTATGGTGGCGGCAGCGAATCGCCTGCTATTCCAAAGTCTGTCAAGGTATTCTTAAATAATCCTGCCAACAGGGATTTGTTACGAGGTGTCATTGGCACTGGTAACACAAACTTTGGTGAACATTACTGTAAGGCAGCAGACATGGTCTGTGAAAAAACTGGTGTACCCCTTATAGCACGTGTTGAAATTATGGGCACACCAGAAGACATCGTAACGATAAAGGAAAGATTGGAACTACTATATGGAAACTAAGATCAGCTACCATGAACTAAACGCCATGCTAAATATGTATGACGAGAACAACCAGATTCAGTTTGGAAAAGATAAAGAGGCAGCTAAAGCTTATTTCCTAGACCACGTAAATCAGAACACAGTATTTTTTCACTCATTAGAAGAAAAGCTTGACTACCTAGTTGATAATAAATACTACGATAAAGTCATCCTAGACCAGTACTCTGCTGCAGACATTAAAGATCTGTTTAAGCATGCATACTCTTACAAGTTTAGATTTCCAACATTCGTCGGTGCCTACAAGTTCTATACTCAGTATGCACTAAAGAACTTTGCTGGAGACCGCTATCTAGAGCGCTTTGAGGATCGTGTCGTAATGAACGGTCTGATGCTGGGGCGTGGCAATAAGCAACACGCACAAGAAGTCATTGATGAAATTATTACTAATCGATTCCAGCCTGCTACGCCTACATTCCTAAATGCAGGTAAGGCCCAGCGTGGAGAGTATGTGAGCTGTTTCCTACTTCGGGTAGAAGATAACATGGAATCCATCGCCCGTGCCGTTACATCGTCACTACAGCTCTCTAAGAGGGGTGGTGGCGTAGGTCTTAACCTAACAAACGTACGCGAACTAGGTGCACCAATCAAGCAGATTGAGAACCAGTCATCTGGAATTATTCCAGTAATGAAGATGCTAGAGGATGCCTTCTCATATGCAAACCAACTCGGTGCCCGCCAAGGAGCTGGTGCAGTTTACCTAAACGCTCACCACCCAGACATCATGAGGTTCCTAGACACTAAGCGTGAAAACGCAGACGAGAAGACCAGGATCAAAACTCTATCTATCGGGGTAGTTATCCCAGACATCACTCTTGAGCTAGCTAAGGGTAATGAGGACATGTATTTGTTCTCACCATACGATGTAGAGCGCGTCTACGGAGTCCCCATGTCAGACATCTCGGTAACCGAGAAGTACCAGGAAATGGTTGACGATTCACGTATTAAAAAGAGCAAGGTAAAGGCTAGAGATCTGTTTCAGCGTATTGCTGAGCTTCAGTTTGAGTCTGGGTACCCATATATCGTATATGAGGACACTGTTAATAATGCTAACCCTATCGACGGTCGCATCAACATGTCAAACCTTTGCTCCGAGATTCTGCAGGTGAACACACCAACCACCTACAATAATGATATGAGTTACAAGGATATTGGAAAAGATATTTCATGTAACCTAGGATCATTAAACATTGCCAAGGCTATGGAGTCGCCAAACTTTGGAAAGACTATTGAGGTAGCGATCCGCTCCCTAAGTGCAGTATCTGATCTATCCTACATTGACTCTGTAATGTCAGTAGCAGAGGGAAACAGAAAGTCCCGTGCTATCGGCCTTGGCCAGATGAACTTGCATGGCTATTTTGGAAAGGAGCGAATGCATTATGGAGACGAAGAATCAATCGACTTCACAAACATCTACTTCTACACAGTTCTATACCACGCCCTACACGCATCAGCAAAGCTTGCACAGGAATCCAAGAGCCCATTCGAAGGATTTGAAAAGTCCAAGTACGCAGACGGGTCTTTCTTTGATAAGTATACTGAAAAGAAGTGGGCTCCAGAGACTGAGAAGGTTGCTGCCATTTTCAAGGCGGCAAAAATTAAGGTTCCCTCCAAGAAAGACTGGCAGGAGCTAAAGGAAATTGTAATGGAGCATGGTCTGTACAACCAGAACCTGCAAGCTGTTCCTCCAACTGGATCAATCAGCTATATAAACAACAGTACTAGCTCTATTCATCCTATTGCCGCACAGGTTGAAATTCGTAAGGAAGGAAAGATGGGTCGTGTTTACTACCCAGCCCCATACCTAACAAACGATAACCGTGAGTACTTCCAGGATGCCTATGAGATTGGTCCAGAGAAGATTGTAGATATCTATGCAGCTGCACAGCAGCACATTGACCAGGGTATGTCCCTAACGCTATTCTTTAAGGACACAGCCTCAACTCGTGACGTAAATAAGGCACAGATTTACGCATGGAAGAAGGGTATTAAAACAATTTACTACATTCGCATTAGACAGAATGCACTAGAAGGAACAGAAATGGAGGGATGCGTATCATGTCAGCTATAACAAGGCCAGTTAACTGGAATAAAGTCGAAGATCCTATTGACCTAGACGTATGGAACAGGCTTACTGCCAACTTTTGGCTGCCAGAAAAGGTGCCAATTTCTAATGACATCCAGTCTTGGAGCACTCTAAGGCCAGATGAGCAGCAGCTAACTATGCGTGTATTTACTGGTCTAACTATGCTAGATACAATTCAGGGTACAGTTGGATCCATGAGTATTCTCCCAGACGCTAGAACTCAGCACGAAGAGGCTGTCATCACTAACATAGCATTCATGGAGTCAGTA